GTATAATGTTTTTTCTTTGCATATTTGAAAATTCCGTTAATCAATATCCGCATATCAGAATAAGCTTTTTGCGTAAGTTCCAGTTTTGAAATAGCTGTTTTTATGAATGATTCCAATATTTCTTCATCAATGTACCGGATTTTTCTATTTGCAATCGGCAAATACTTATTTTCAAAAAATCTTTTAAAATTTGTCTCGTACTTGTCCTTTGTCTGTCTTGTTATTTCACCATATTCAAGTTTTTCAGAAATCCAATTAGAATATACCTGAATAACTGTAGGTTCATCCTCCTTAGCTTTATAAAACTTTACTATTTCATCTTCAATTGCTTTTTCAGATGTTCTCTTTACAAGTCTCTTTCCTCTCTTATTATCTTCATCTGGCAAATATGTGTAAAACTTTCCATCTTTTCCTTGCCAAATGCTGTAAGTGTGTTTTTCAATAAATTTTTTCCTTTCGTTCATTTCAATTTTTTTCTGAATGGTGTCTATGTTGATAATACCATTTTCGATGGCAATATTCAACAACTCACTATTTGAAAGATTTCCCGTTTAACTCACCTTCTAACTTTTTTACTTTCTGTTTAATATCAAAAATTCTTCTTTCCACTGTTCTTGTTGATACGCATAGTCTCATGGCTATTTCTTTTGAAATAAGTCCACGGGCAAGAAGATAAAATATTTCTTCTTCCTGCTCCGTGAAATTGGCGTTTTCAATAATTGTTTCAAGCTCTGGCTTAGTCAGTTTTGAAAACTTCATAAGCCACTATCCTCCAATATTTTATTCTTCTCCCTGCCAGATCTTCGGTGTACCGTCCATCATTGCCACATATTTTCCATAACTCATTCCGGCTTCACGTGCCTTTTCCAAAACTTCACTGATGCTATTGTTATTGCACGTTTTAATACTTCTCTTTTCTCTATATTTTCTTCTGTTGTACTCATTCCGGCACTGCTTCCCACAGGTAAGTGCTCTGACTGATATTGATTTGTATTCTTTTCCGCAGATCACGCACTTTTTTGTATATACCTTGCTATTGAGCATAATTACACGTTCTCCTTAATCATAACAATCCCTGATATCATCTACGTCTCCTGCCAAAAAGCTGTCAAATACTTCTGCTACTCTCTCTATAAGGTCTCCATCATGTCCATTCTCTCTCATCTGCTCCGAGAAATCTTTCTGTGAGCACTGAAGTAAACCATTTTCCAACCTTGTCCATTCTTTTCTGTAAGTTATTCCATTCAATTCCAATGTTTCATTAATTCCGTTTTCTGTCAGTTCTACCGTATACTTCATGCAATTATTCCTCTCTTTCTGCATTATATTTCTTCCACGCAACAATTTTACTTCTATAAAAATACTCTGGATCTCCACTAAAGCACTTACCTCTTGTAACAGAATGTCCTTTGCGCATAAGAGTGCCAACAAATTCACGCTGTGGCAAAAGTAGGTTGTCGTTTGCTGACAATAAGAAAACCTTTGTATCTAACGGACAACTGTCCATGTCATAATTCCAATCCATCTGTGCCCCTCTCTTTCCATATCATCTCCCACCTCCGCAGCATATACTATTACGGGAGGTGGTATGATGATTGCAAGGTTTTGTTATCTGGTTCTAAAATAAACTCATCTGGTTCTCGTCGTACTGATAAGCGTGTCCGGTTGTGATTCTTCCCAACTGGCATAATCTCTCAACCCGTGGTTTCTGCTTAAGATTCGCCATATAATTATTGTCCACTTCCGGCGGTATGGAAAAATAACATTCCTCCGGTAATGGCAACTGATTTTCTGTGCAGGCCTCGCGGATCTTTGACTGATAATAAATGATATGTTTCCGTGTCAGATTCATGTTGCAGCCATCTGACCAGAACGGATCATTACACCCGTTCTGATTGATAACTTTCCAGTGTTCTATTTCTCTGCGGATGCACTGGCAGTACTCTTTCGCTTTATCTTCTGCTGTCTGTATCATGGCAACACCTCCGAAAAATTTAAGGTTTACGCAAACCGGAGCTGTCCGGTCTGTTCTGCTTCTATCTGCATATTTGGCATCCGCTCTGCAACACACAATTCTGGCAAATTTGCTCTGACCAGTGCCGCAGGTATCGGTGGGCATACTGCATTGCCACATCTGCGCACCTGTTCACTTCTTGGATACGTCTTTCCGGTGTAATCATGGTCGATTATGTAATCATCCGGGAATCCCTGACATCCATATAACTCCCTTGGCTCTAGCATCCGCAGTCCGATATCCACGATTTGATAATCGACACCCTCTATCGTAACCAATCCGAATCTATCCCTGGCTGTCACAGTATCAAGCGGCTGTTCTATATCCTGCCCTGTTCCCTGTCCATAGTATTTAATCAGAAACGCTCTGACCTCTCCAAAGTGTCCGTCACCAGCCGTGATCGTTGGTAATGGCTGTCTGATATCTTTTCCGTCACAATGATTGTTCATCTGAATCAGATTCGCAGTAACAACGCTGTTATGATCCCATGCGGTCACTGTCGGAAGCGGATTTTCTACTGTTTCCCCAGCACCTTTATATCCTCCGTCATAGTACTTATGCAGAAACGATGCGACCAGCCCATATCTATTTGAGCTGTCAACTGTCATGATCGGATCTTTTATAGCCTGCCCTCTTACTCCATCTTTTGAAGTTTCTGAATGGTACTGAATCAACGTAGGACTAATAAGACATTGCTGATTGCCAGTTGTAATTGTGTGTATCGGATCTTTGCAATTTCCGCCCGGATGATTTGTCGTATTCGTTCCCATGTATGGTGCAAGCGTTGGTTCAATCAGACAATGCTCATTTTTGCTCACAATCGTTGTAAGCGGCTCTCTAACATCCTTACTTCGGTCTTTTGCAAATCCTGTCTGCCCGATCTGTACCATATATGGCTCCACAATCCCATATCCGTGCTTTCCGGTTATGGTAGGCATTGGCTCTCGAATATCGTTCGGTCTCCGCTCACCACCGTGATTACACTGAATGATAAAAGGCTCTGGATTATCCAAAACGAATTTTTTCAATCCCTTGGCAATCCTATCCAGCGTCTTTGATGCAAGTGGACGTACCGCCCGGATGCCGTATTTTTCTTTGATTTCTTCGGAAGTGTCAAAAATGCTTGGACAAGGGCGGCTGAAATCGATCTGTGTATACGCTCCAACATAAGGTTCCAGTAATCCGGCTTTTACTTTCTCACTGTCTGCCGGTCCGTGTGTTGGCTCTGGCCATACAATCGGCTTGCCATCACACCGGGCGATCATGAAAAATCTCTTTCGCATGGTCGGTGCACCATAATCGGCAGCAATCAGTTCTTTAAATTCTACAATGTACCCCAGATCATTTAGCTGCTGTACAAATTTTTCAAATGTTTTTCCCTGCTTTGCCTTAATCGGATGATGCCCTCTGTTCAACGGTCCCCATGTTTTAAACTCTTCCACATTTTCAAGCATGATGACTCTCGGTCGGACAAGTCCCGCCCACCTGCAAGCTACCCATGCAAGACCTCTGATATTTTTATCCTTTGGCTTTCCACCTTTTGCTTTACTGAAATGCTTACAGTCCGGTGAGAACCAGGCAAGTCCAACCGGATGCCCATTGCATGCCTTTACTGGATCAACTGCCCAGACGTTTTCACAGTAATGCTTCGTGTTCGGATGATTAGCCTTATGCATCTTAATTGCTTCTGGATCATGATTGATTGCAATATCAACACTGTATCCGGTTGCCATTTCTATACCAGTGGAAGCGCCGCCCCCACCGGCAAAATTGTCAACTATCAATTCTCCGTGTATCATGACAGTACCTCCAACATATCAAAGATATTCCGTTGCCCTGTCACTCTGTCCTCTGCTCGCATAGAAACTTCTCCGTAATTTTCTACAAGCATTTCATTCTTGGCTCTCTCGTAGAAATTCCGATCAATCTCGAACCCATAGCTTGGTCTACCAAGTTCCATTGCTGCTCGAAGTGTGCTGCCGCTACCACAGCACGGATCAATCACCACATCCCCTTCATCTGTAAAGATCTTAATCAGCTTTTTCAACAGGCGCACCGGCTTCTGTGTCGGGTGGATATTTGGATATTTCCCTTTTGGATCTTTCTCCCAGGGCATCCAATCAAAGATCATCTTTCCATCGTTGTTAAACTTTGGCAGCTTGTCCCGATAAAAGATAAGTCCGTGCTCGGTTCCAAGCCATATTGCCTTATCTGTTTCCGGCAATCCCTTATGCAATACAAGAGCGTGTTCCGTTGCACCTACCACCCTCATGTTCGCCTTTAAAACCTGCGCGGAATAGTTCTTGCAAAATGTAAGATGAATATTATTTCCGAATCCGTGTTTTTCTGCCGCTTTGAGCATGGTTGGTATCTGCTGGAACGAACAGAACACGATCATGCATGGCGCTTTGCCCTTTTCCTTTGGCTCTTTCTTAAGCATCTTGCTACAGAAATGGAAGTATTCGTACAGATTAAAATTGTAATCCGAATTAAATGCTGCTTTTCCAGCAAGTTTGCTCTCGCCGTTTTTATTATCGCCCCCGACATACCACATAGGGTTACTGCCGTACATATTGTTTCCAAGGTTATATGGCACATCCGCAATTACAAGCTGTGCCCTTGGAATTCCATACTTTTTGTAATTCTGCATAGAATCTCTGTAAATTTCACATTTTACTTTCATTCTTTCAAAAGGAACCCGGCGCGCCTTTTATCCGGATAGGTCCCGGCTCCTTTCTTATATTCCGTGCACACATCTACAATAGTGCACTTTAAATTTAATTATGTTGTGTTTTATGCAACAAATTCATCGTTTTATTGCTTTTAAATCATCCAATCTAACGGCAAACCTCTCACTCCTTTTTTATTTCAAAATTTCATCTAAGCAGGCATTCCAACCCACCCGACGTATTGATGTGCTGAGATCTTCATAACCAGATTTCAACTCTGGTATCTTCTCTGGCAGTTCCCGGAGCGGACACCAATCCGGCTTTTCTCTGTCTGGTACAAGTTTTCTTGTCGCACAGCACAGATATTCGTCATCATTCTCTGTCTCATAGCACAATGTGCATTTCTGGCACACCTGTTCCGGCATATCCATAATCAATACTGCTTTATTCATCTACTCCACCGCCTTTCACGATCTCGATAGCTTTGCCAAATGCTTCATATCTTCCCTGACTTCTCCCGTCATTGTAGATCTGTTCGCCGTCTCCGTATCCGTCATCGTCGCAATCATCTGGTCTGTCCTGCTCTGCTTTCTTCAATTTTCTCAACTGTTCCACAACCTTGTCTACATCATAAGCCGTCGGATATTCTTCTAGTAAATACAATACTGCATTTGTGTTTACTAAAGTTCCATTGCTTAAAGTAACCGATTTTAAATCTTTCTTTAGTGCATCAGCATCAATCAGTCTCATCGTTCGCCCTCCTGTTCCAATCTGTAGTTGCTTTCGTTCGCTCGTCTTTCCCTGTTCTGATGCCTCCGTCCTGATCCATGTACATCTCACATTCATAGCTTTTTGGAAATTCTATTCTGCATTTCATACATTTGATTTTGAACATTACCCCAACAGATGATTGTGATGACTTATTTGTAATGGTTAAGAACATTGCGTTTCCACCGCAGAACGGACATGGCTTCAATTTTTCGTTCATTCTTCATCCCCCCAATCTAATTTCTGACCACAATCACAATATACGGTATCCTCTTCCAATATGTCTCCACAGCAAGGACATCTCCCTATAAGACCGACATAGCTGTCTCCGTCTTTTATCTGGGATATTGATTTCACTTTCTTCGCTGTCTGCTTCTCCACCGCCGCCCGGCATTCTTCCAAAGTCCCAATCTTGCGATATTGACGCCAATCACTTAATGCTTCAAAATAATTGCTTTTCATATCCTGCAATTCTTCAGCAGTACCGATTGCACGGTACTGCTGTATCTCTTCCAGTGCCTCGATTGCTTTCTCAAAAGCTCTAAGTGTACTGCTTTTACTTTCCCATCCCATTTCCTGCCTGATTATTTTTATTGCCTTGTTCTCATCCATTGTTACACCTCCAACAGTTCCGGATTGTCAAAAATATTTCCAATAACTTCTGCACATTTTCTTTCTTCTGTATAAAATCCTAAGTTGCAGTAACAATACCCGCTTTCCTTATGGATTGCATAACTGTAATCCAATGTCCAGTCACCATCGCGATATTTTACAATCTCTGGATACTGTTCTTTTCTATCGCAAATATCATTCTCCCAAATCAGATTGCCGTTCTTGTCCTTAAGTCCGGTACACTGGCAGATCGTATCTTCCAGCACTTCGACAACTGTTTTTAGCAAGTTATCTGCGTGTATTGGCTGCCCTGTTTTGTGATGTGGCAAGATGTATGGTACATCATTTACCATAAACAAAAATCCTTCCACCCATTCGCCGTTATCAGACCTTTTTCCGCGGTATAAAAATCTATTCTCCATGACTTTCTCCTTTCTTCGGATATACAAGCTTCAAATCATATCCGCTTGTAATAAATTTCAACGTCAATTCGTGATTGACTGCGTTTCCGAGTTTATCGTAAATCCAGTACATATCCTCTTGCGTGAATTGTGTTCCGAGATATTCATTGTATCCAGAAAGAAGCGATTCTCTCCATTCTTTATTTCTCTTCTCTTGGCGGTAAGGTTCTCCCTTTGCAATAGGTCTGGAACACCACTCTAAAAGTTTACAGATAATATCTTTCTGTGTATTACAGTCTTTTGCTATAAAATATACATTCCCTTTGTCTGATAAAATAAGTTCTCCAAATTGAGTAAGATAACTCTTCGGAAAGCATTTCATCACATCGAAAATTTCATTAAGCATCCTTTTCCTCCATTCTCTGCCACATATGTTAATCTTTCCATGCTATCCCTCACTTTCTGCCTTAAGCCATTGTTCCACCTCTGTAACAGAACACATTGCTACGCCGCCCTCAATGGTCTTTACACTACCCTGCTCATATGTTTCGATTGAGCAAAGGAAATCTAAAAGTTCCTCATCCGTCATGCTCCGGATCCTGTCTGCATTGGTCTGCGGTCTGCATTCTTTCACAATCTCAAAGCACTCATCCTTCCAAGCTAAAACATTTTCTAGCTTATAGGAACTGTAGCCAACATGATAATAATCCTCTCCGATTTCCTTGTACTTGATTTCGTAATATGGCTTTTTTTCTATCATTGTTACGATAATATCTAAGCAGGAAACTTTAATGCGTTCCGTTTTGCTATCCCGTGCCGCAGTTCTTATACACTCAATCATGACTTTCCTCGCTTTCCATGTACGGCTCCGGCAGTGGCATCCAAGCCACTATCCTGTAACCATGTATTCTTACTAAATCACACCACCATTTTCCATCGGTTGTGTGTGCACTAGTTGTAACCGTTCGCCCGGCATCATCGGCCACTGTTACAATTACCTCGTCTGATTTTCTTTCAAACATCGCAGTGCTCCACTTTTTAGTCCCTTTAAATTTTATGAACATGCTATCATGTTCCTCCGGCAGCCTCTCACTACATGGAATCCATCCGCTTTCCTGCTCCAAAATCCTGTTTACCTCTTCCTCTGAAATCACTTTCGTTAGTGGAGAATATCCGCAGGCTTCTGTTGCTGCCTCAGATATCTGGTTTTTAATCCTGCTTATTTTCATTCTGATCCTCACTTTCCGGCAACATAGCATATTTATAGCTACTCATTTTACCGTCGTATGTGCTCCATGACGTTTTTCCGTAATCCCATGTATAAACCGTTTCATCTTCATATTTTGCAAAATGTTCTTTGCTCCACGCAAAAAGTTCAGAATCTCTGACCAAAATCGGTGTATCGACTGGAACTTCGCTCCAATCAACATACTGGCTGTTCGCCCATTCTTTTGCTTTTTCTCTGCAACGACCAGCATTTCTAATGTCATTATCGCAAAAATCGCATTTATCGCAGACTCCCCTGCATTTTTCCAGTTTCCCATTAATTAACGCGATATTGCCTCCATCACACGCAATATTTAAAATCTCTTCCTCGTATTTTTCTCTATTCAGCATCTTTCTTCTCCTTCCCATACCGCAACTGATACGGTACTTCCTTAAAATCTCTCAATGCATCCGGGTTTGGGTGCTTCGGTATTCTCGTCTGACGGTTTTCCATCTCTGCTATGATTCTGCGTCTCTCTTTGCTTTCTCTGTGCAATTTATACATCCGTCATTTTCCAAGATTGTTCACAAGCTGTTCTGACCTCGTATAAGCCTTATCCAACAGTTCCAAGTATTCACTAAAGGAAATCTGTGCCTTTTCAGATAACTCCCTCGGATAACGCTCTAACAAAGCCTTAATGCACTGTTTCATGTCTCCAAAATATCCGATTGTTCGAACGCTTTCTTTTTCATTGCCGTCCTTATCCTGTCCGGCATATCTCTGTCTCAGGGTGTGATTCAGAGAATCAATCTCCACAAAATATCCATCCTGCAGTTCCACAGCTAACTTGTCCATCAACCATTCCTCCTATATTTCATACGTCTTTCCAATAAACCGCTTATCAATGTACTTACATTCCCATTCCAGTACACTTGCGATCCCTGTCATGGTTTCATATCCGGTAGCAAGGCAGTTAATTAAATATCTGATTCTCTCATAAACCTGTCTGATCTGATTTCCCGAAAATTTAAACTGTGTTTTAAGGCAGACACCCAACATAGCAAAATAATTAAATACCTGTGCCAGTAAAAACTTATTTGCCTGTATCATGCAGTTCGGTGCAATCTTTCTCTCTACCAGATAAAAGCTCTCACGATACGGAATCTTATTAGTTTCCTCTCGCACGTCAATCTTGCATTTATCTTTCAGATAAAAACCAAGTTCCTCGCCTGTCGTTCCATCCTTTGCATTCTCCACATATGCATCAATAGTCTGCTCAACCTTTATGATTCTTTTGTGTCCGAATCCGAACTTATCATGCAGTGCCTGATATGCCATCATACGGACGTTATAATAGGATTCCTCTATTAGATAATCCGCATTGCTTTGTGCCTTGGCGTGTCTCTGTATTCCGATCAGTTCACTCTTGGAATATCCAAGTGGCTGCATCCGCTTTTTCTTTCTTGCCAGTGCATTACTCATTTGCTCTTCCATCTCCTCTCTACATCCTCAAAATGGCTAAATACAAGACTTTGAACATATTTTGATATATTTGTCCGTGCATATTTTTTAATTAGCATTTCCCCTGCTTCCATCATTCCTTGGAACCACTCATCTTCGTTATCAGCTTCATAAAACTGCTGCCGGAATTTATAATAGTCATTAAAAAACTGCCATTCTTCGGAACCTTTTTCAAATTTCTTACTTGCCATAATCATTCACCTTTTAATCAAATGGTGTGCTGCCACATACTTCTCGGAAACCGTCTTTCTGTCGCATCCGTGCTTGAATCTGTTCAATGGTTTCGGTTCGCTCAATGAATCTCATGTGATCGCCGTCAAATTGGAGAACTTCTTTTAAATGTGTTCCCTGCCTTTGCTTTTCAATTTTCCATCCCTTATATTGACCATCTTCATCAAGATTCCATAACAAGATAATGTTTGATGCATCCTGCTCAACGTCTCCGGATTCTCTCAATTCTGCCATAGTTGGCTCTTTTGTTTCTCTCATCTCTGATATTCGATTAAGCTGAGACAGTACGATAATTGGCACATGCAGTTCCATAGCCAAGGCTTTGATAGCTTTTGAAATATCTCCGACCTCGGATGCACGGTTACCGAATCTTCGATCAGCCTTGATTAACTGCAAGTAGTCAATCACGATCACATCATATCTTTGGTGCCTGCATTCTGCCCGGATTTCACTTACCGACTTCGCGCCGGTTGAAATAGTGATGCTATACCCGGAAAGTGTTTCATTCGCCTTGTCGAATGCTTCTTTCTCCCCACCAAGAAAAGCCTTTGCCCGGCGAACCCTTGTCAGACCGATTTCAGACATTCGAGAAACGAAACGCTCATACACCTGTGATTCGTTCATTTCAAGGTTATAGTAGCCAATGTTATAATCCTTTTCTGCCATCTGCCCGATCATTTGCGTAACGATTGCAGACTTTCCAACACCCGGTCTCGCACCAATTACAGTAACGTCTCCGCATTCCAAGCCACCAAGGCAATCATCCGTTCGATAAAATCCAGTTTTTATCAATCCCTCGCCTACATGCTCATTGAAATAATTCCCTCTATTTTCTGCAACAATCTGCTTCATAGTTTTTGAGTGAACGGTTTTGTTTTCTTGGATTTCTTCGAGTTTCGTGAGAACTTCAGCTATAGAATTGTCAATATCACACGGTCTAAGGCTCACTCTCTGGAAAAGGCTTTTCGTTTCCCTTGCCCGCCAATCCTTAATGACTGCATCCGCATAGTTTTTCATTGCTGTCGATAACGGAGTTGCGGCAATACATTCCTTAAGCTCCTCGGCAATCATTTCCGGCTCCCATTTGTGGTTTTCAAGTGACTGAGACAGCGAAACGATATTGATGTTTTCACCCCGGTCATACATGGCAAGCATTTCTGCAAATGCATCTTGGCAAAATTCCGTACTAAACATTTCCGGCTTCAATTTGTTGTAAACCTTAAACATGGAATCATTGTCGATCAGTACGCAACCGATCACTCCCTGTTCTGCTTCCGTCAACTGCTCTCACCTCGCTTTCGTTTCTCAACTTGACGAATCCAGTAATCGCAATCCTCTTTCAGCCAGTCTCCGTATTTTGGTATGTAGCGATAATTCGTATCATCTGGATTCTTCTCTATATAGTCAGTAACATATGCCACTGTAGCCTCATATATCAGCTTTGCAACGGCTTTCCTGTTCGGCTCGATAACTTCTAAAAGCTTGTCCATCCATGCTACCTTGGCAGACGTTAACGACGTTTTCTTTGGATATGCATTGATCGTGTATTCCCATCCCCATTCCGCGTCAAAGTCCAAATCAGATGCAGGCACGCTTTCTTTTGTATTTTCTTTCTCTATCTCTATATCTGTATCTATATCTTTCTCTATATCTATCTCTACATTGCAATTTTGTTGCAAAATGTTGCACTCCGTTGCTCCACTGTTGCATTGCAACGCTTTTTGTGCATTTTCCCTAGATTTACGACTTCTACGAGTGCTTGCCGTCTCACTTCCTAGGTTATCTTGCACAAATGGCAACTTGTACTCAATGGAATCTGATGTTTCAAGCAATCCGCAGGAAAGAAGATACTGAATCGTTACCTGAACATTAATTTCGTCCTCGTCAATATCCAAAGCAATCTCTTTGTAAAATTCATCTTCCAAGCCGGAATACTCTAAGTAGCCGCCCTTTTTCAACGACAACAACTGCATCTTAAGGTATATGATCGTGTATGTATCGCCGCCTGCCATCTTTCGGAGTTTTTTGATTCGTTTGCTATCAAAGAAATCATCCATCAGTTTAAGCCAGTAATACCGCTTATTCTCCGCCATTTTCACTACCTCCAAGCAATTCAATAACCTTTGCCCCAGCATCTTCCGGGCGACAAAATACGAACTCAACGCCATACTTAAGTTGCATTGTCAGCATAGCTTTTGCCAATACCTTGCCAGATGTCGGCTTTGTTTTCGGTAGCGATACATTCAGCAATTTTCCAAGTGTGTGCATATATGCAATATTGTTATACCGGTCCACTCGTGGATTATGCCATGTAAATACATCATTGACGGAATACACCTTGTCTGTATTTTCAATAAGCACATATAGCTTAATTCCGTTGTTCTGCGCCAAAATACACTCGTCACGGAATCTCGGATGTGCTTTTCCACAGATATTCCCTGCAATTTCCTGCATGTCCTTTTTCGTGTCAACGGAAACATCATATGTGCCAAGAAAATCCATCTTTTTAAGTTCCATTTTTCTAGCTGATTTTCTATGGATAACATCCTCTACCTTGTCTGTGGCAATTATGTAATCTCCAACCGGCAATGGTGCACGCAAGACTTCCATATCGTGGCTTTTAAAATATCTATTCTTAAGGATATGTAAGCCCTCTTTCTGTCCTTTATCCTCAATTATTAACACGTATTCTCCTTTCTGGTGGTCACTTTTAGCAACCGCCAAAGGTATCTCATGGCTTTCAATTTAGTTTTGTGATATATTAAATTCCATACCAAAGTCAGATACCGCATAAACTGGTTTCTTTTATGCTTTCACATTGGTGTTTCAACCTATCAAAACGGGCAAAGGTTCATATCAACCTCTAATCCTTTTTCCGCTATATAAACATCCGCTCCATATTTAACTGTTTCTTCTGTCTTTTGTTTGAATAATGCCGAATCTGCTGATTTATCTGATAAGTGAATTAGAACGACATTTCGCAATGCCGGATTATCGTTAGTAGAAATAAAGTCAAGTGCCGTTGGTAAGCTCATATGACCTCTTAATCTGTGTTCGTAATTTGGCTCTTCTCGGTTCACAAACTGCATATCATAGTTGGCTTCCACCATGATGTGATTAACACCATTAAATCTCCATCTGACGTATTCCGTGTCTGTTGCACACACAAGGCTTCCCATCTCTGGATGCGTAATGTAAAACCCAACGCACGGGCACTCTGAACCGTCTCCGTTGTTATGTAGCCATCTTCCAGATTTATCACGATTTTCAAATGCTCTTATGTCAAAATTTCCTTTTCTAAAACGCATTTCAGAATCTTTTATCGGCGGTCTGCATGGTTCAAAAACAGGAATGCCAGCTCGCACATATTGTAAGCTATAAAGACTATGGTCAATATGGAAATGGGTAGTAATCACAGCCTTAATTTTCATCACATTGAAATCCAGTGCTTTCTTGACTTCCATAAATGGCAATCCAGCTTCAATTATCAAGGCTTCTTCGTCATTCTCCAGGATGTAGCAGTTGCCGGATGAACCGGAACCTAGGACTTTAAGCTTTATTTTCAATCACTCCCTTCGCTTTCTCGATAATCTCATCATCAAAAGTCGCTAGAACTTTTCTGTAACTTTGCTTTTCAAATATTCCTCTCATTTTTCTTTCATTCGGATTATGACAAAAAACCTTGAAAAAATTATCAATATTGGATTGATGTTTGATTCGCTCAATCTCTGGAAGCCGTACCTCAAACTGTTCGTTACCAAAAACATCTACGCCCTGTTTGACAATGCAGTCCGTAATCTCGTAATCAATACGGTTCACAGCTTTTGGTTTTTCCAATATCCACATTTCCCTAGTAAATTCCGCATCCGGCACATATTTCTGAACTTCATCATTACTCATGACCTTGTCAGCTTTCAGATAGTAGCAATGGATGATTACCGGCAAGCCAAGCGATTTCATATTCCGTACCACTAACCCGGCTTGCGGTATTGCGTTCAAGGCTTCAATTATGCTTGGTGCTACGCATATCCGTTTAATCGTGTTGTTTTCGCCCTCGCACCGATGTTTTGGAACTCTTGGAATAAACTCATCCACTAAGTCAAATGAAACGTGAATCATAGGCTGCTCCAATTCTTCCTCTGCCGGAAACTGAAAAATTTTTAAATAATTTGTACTTGTATATTCCATGTACTTGTTTCTAAGCATTTCCATGGCTTTCTTGGCTTTTTCTTTGGAACTGTATCCAGCCATTTTTGTTCCCATTACTGTCGAAGAGTTGTGGCAAAAGATAGCTGCGTGTTCAACATTCTCATATTTCCCGACTGCCATACTCAAAGAACTGATTTCATACGGTACATCAAGCGTGCCGTCCTGACTAATTACCCTCATTTTGCTTTCCTTCCTTTCCGCTTTTTTTTCATGCTACTAATAATTCTCGAAACATGGGGCTGTGAAATTCCAAGTGCTTTGGATATTTCAGATTGCGTTCTGTTCTCCACAAAAAACATGGTAAAAATATGCTTTTCCCTTGACCCCAACATTTCAAAAATCTGCTGAGCAAGCATGAAATTCACTGCATTTTCTTCATAATCTTTGCCGTCTGCGATCATTTCCGCATAAGGAACGCTTTCACCACTCCCTATATCCGCATTATCATCCAGCGAGAATGCTGCCATTACTGACCTTTTGCTTTTGCGAAATGCCATAAGCAGTTCATTTCTCACAATCGGAAAAGCGTAGGTCGAAAATTGATTGCCTTTTGAAGTATCAAAGGTATTTATAGCCTTTAGCAGTCCGATGATTCCAGTTTGAAACATATCTTCATCCGTCAAAGGAATGCTTAAATTCTTCATCACCGAAAAAACAATCCCATGGTTACTAAGAACCATTTGTTCTTTGGCATAATCCGAATGGCATGTGTTCCATAATTGCAGCGCTTCCTGTTTACTCAATTCAGATTTTGGAAGATTCATACTGACCTCCTACTTCATAAAGTCTGGCACGTTCTCGTCATTCTCAACGACTTCTCCGGCTACTTTCTCCGGCTCTGGTTCAACTACTTCGCTCCCGGTCTCAATAGCTTCGGATTCAGCTACAACAAATGGCTCTGAATTGGCATTTTCGGAAATATCACGCTTGACCTGTTCCTGCAAATCTTCCATCGGATATTCCTTGAAATCGTTGTCCTGCATTTCCTCTTTCGTATATAATCCCATTGTCAGCTCCGGGCAATTCAGACTGGAGAAGAAAGATGCGGCTCTGTAACGAAGCATTAACTGTGGCATGGTTTTCCACTTACTACCGTTCTTACTAAGCCATCCCTCGGCTTTAGCCATTTCCATGTCCACGGTCATTCCCTCAACTCTACGACCATTTTTCGTAGTCCAAGCAAGGCACGAATAAGGCTTGCCATCTTTATCTCTAGTTTCCTCAAACTGTAATTCCATATCGAATTTGCCGGAATTATTGATTGCCGCAATCAGAAACTTTGAACTCCAAGACGGTCTACCCTGAATCACATACAGATTCTGCATAACCATCAGTGGGCTTACTCGCAGTCTCTGCGCCTGCTCAATAGCAATCAGACAGTTTGCATCGTTCTTCTGGAATGTTGCCGGAACGATAGTTGAACTCGCCAACGCCTTTGCCATCTGCATAGCCATAATGAAATTATCTGATGTTCCAAAAATTCCAAGGCTATAGTCTGTAACCTTGTTGTTGCTGTGTGCAACCTCTGTCTTTTCCTCTTTCTTTTCCTCTGCCTTTGCTACTGCTGTGTTCTCTGCCATAATTATTTTTCCTCGCTTTCTTTCCTTATTGCTTTTTTAAATGCTCCATTTTTAAGAAATTTCAAAACAAGATTGAGTTGCATATTCTTGAAAACCTCTATGTGCTTTGTACTGTGATACCACATTACCCATTCCTGTTTCAAAAGTTCCTCAATGCTTGTAATCTGCTCACCCTCTGCGAATTTTCGCTGACTTAAAAGGTATTCCCTGTGTTTTTGAATGTTCTCGCATTTTGCGCACTCTTCGGAAGAATACCTTGAACAATGCTTTCCATTAAGGTTTACAGACAATGCACAATATCTACATGGATTAACTCTCATCGTCACCACCGCTTTCCTGTTCTTCACACTTCTTCACAACTGCCACCTTATCAGCACCGTAGGTTTCTACCCACTTCATATCCACGGTTTCATCTGTAACTGTTAGCTTTGCACCTTTGGCATTTACAACGGTATCTCCGGCTTTTACAGAATCCTCGGTCTTAAATGTGTAGCTACGACCTGGTATTGTATACTTTGCTTTGATGTAGTTCATTCTGATACCTCCAAAAATTAGTCTTCCGGTTGCTCAAAGGAAACATTTATTGGCATCTTCCAAGAGGATTCTGCAATATCAGAAAGCGATTTCAAAAATGATGCTGCAATGCTTTCTTTAAAATTTGTACTCTGCAACTGTTTTCTGATTTCTTTTGCAAATTCCTCTCTGTTTTCATTGATATACTTTTCAATTTCTTCTTTTACTGTTTTTTCAATAGTATTTTTTGCAAGCCAATCAAAGTATGGCATCGCACGCCAAGAATCCTTTTTCACGAACTCGCCCGTGCTGTCCACATACCTATCTGTCATCTCATGAATAGCATCACGAACTACAATTTCCGGATTTCCCAATGCTTTTACAATTCCTGCACTTACTTCTTCTCTAACTGCCGCTTTAATGACTTCATCACTAATGTTCAAACTCATCATATTAGCCATTTATTTTTCCTCTCTTTCCTTTATTTCTTGCGTCTCTCTCACAATACGGAAGAGAACAATGCCCGTATTCCGCAAAATCAAAGAATCCTCTCTTACTTGCACTCTTCCAACGCTTGCATGACATACACCTTGCATCCGGCTGTGTGACGTTGTTTCCAATTCCTACTCTTGACATTTACACTCCCTCGACTTTCAACTGCTTGTCCTCTGAAACGCTCAAAAGGATTAACTGTGCATCCATATCCGGCACATTGAACTCATTCAGCGATTCCGCGTTATCAACGAAAATCGGTACGCTTACACCGTATAACTCGCTAAGAGAACGGATAATATCAAGTCCGGCTACGATTCTATGACCACTGTTTAAAGCCGAATACGGAACGCCATTCACAGTACACTCACAACAATCTTTCATACCGCCATTTAACTGCATTTCAAAGAGTTTGAAATTTACGGTCTTGAAATGGCTGTTAATAGATTCTGAAACCTTATCCAGCTTGAAACGAATGAACTCTTCCAAGAGATAAAGCATCTGTTCCTGATCGGCAACTTTCTGCCCGATTTCTTTCTGCTCGTCACGAAGCGTTTCGATACGATCATCAATCGCCACATTGTTAGCCGCCTGCGCAATAACCTTGTTCACCTCTTCAAGCTGACTCTGCAGATCGGCTTTCTCGGCTTTTAAATCAGTAACAACCTTGTCTGCGCCCTCGGATTCAACCTTTGCAATATCAGCAAGAATCTTGTCATGCTCTGTTTTCAGCTTCACATACTCTTCATTCTGCGAATAATCAGCTTCTGTCGGGATCTCGGATAACTGCTTTGCATAATCATTCTGCTTTGCAAGTGCCTTGGATTCCTGCTCTTTGAGTGCCACAATGTCTTCCTGCAACTTGGCGTTTTCCTTTGTCAATCGCTCAATATCAGCCTTGCAAGCGTTGCCCTTGTCAATCAGACCTTTAAGTTTTGCGCCCTTTGCATCATCAAATGCTTTGCGTGCATCCTCTAACTGCTTGGTGGCACGTGCCTTGGCATCTGCCTTTTTCTGCTCAAAATCAGCCTTAAGAGACTCAATCTTATCCTGCGGCAACTTCTGACCACATAAGGAACAAACCGTTGTAGATTCATCAAATTTCCACTTGGATTCGTCAAAGAGATATGGCATTTCATCAAATGCCTTGGAAAATTCTGCATTGTATTCAACACCAAGATTTTTCCGCTCTGCATCTGTATCGGAAATTGTCTTCTCATTTGCCTTGATCTGATTTTCCGCAGACTGAATCTGATTATGTAAGTCATTTAACTCTCGTGTTGCATCATCCTTGGCACTGTCAAGACCTCTACGTTTTGCGGAAAGTTCGTCATTCATGACCTGCATAATGCCGGACATATCAAATTGCAACTGCATTTCCTTACTTCTTAAATCGCCTAACGTGCTACCGGCATTCTCCATTTTCTTGTCACATTCAGCGATTCTTCTTACCAGATCTACCTTTGCAAGTTCCTGCTCTGCCACGTCAACATCAACCTTGGATTTCTCGGCTTCATCAATACGTACCGGAATCTCTGACTGTTTCTTTTTCCACTCTGTAAGAGCTTTCTGAAATTTTGCACGAATATCATCCGTGGACGGTGCTTTCTCCAACTCGCCGAGTAATTGGGCATACTTAGCATCTGTCTGCGCCAGTTCAACATCCGATACATCCGTTACAAGGCGCATCAGAATATCGCGCTGGTCTTTCCATTTCAAAGAAGAGAAATACTGCGGATTGGTCAGCATCTTAAACATATCCTCGCTCTGCGCAAGACCGGAAACATAAGCTTTGAAATCAGCTTCACTCTTTGGATAACCGTCAATTTCAAATGAATTGACATTTCCCTGCAAAGTCACGGTATCGGTGCCACGCTTCTTTACCCAGTTCTGCTTCTGAATCTTTGAAAGTTCCATTTCCTTGCCATCTACATCCAGAACCGCTACAACCTTAATCTCCACGTTATCAATGCGGTGTCCGTCCTTATCCAATGGTCTCACATTGAATTTTTCCTCGCCTGCACTGTTCTTATTGAAAAGTAACCAGGTAAATGCATCAAAGATGGTTGTCTTTCCTGCGGCGTTCTGCCCTTTGACCTTGGTTTTATTTGAAAATTTAACATCAAGGTTTCTAATTCCTTTGAAATTCTCCAAATGGAGCGATTTTAAAATCATTTTCATTCTGCTTCACGCTCCTTTTTCTCTCTATATTTCTGAAATGCCGCATCAAGAAGTGTTTTATCTTCAACATATCCGAGCGCAGTTTCAATCAGCTCTGAATTGATTGATGTTGACTTTGAACCAAGCAGCTCAACATCTTTTCTGTGCTCGTTTGCTATCAGTCTGCAAGCTGTATGTAACTTTTCCCTGCTTGCGATCAAATCTGCATATTCCTCTACCGGAATTGTAATCATATTCTCTGCCATATTATTTTCCCTCCAATACATCTATTTTGCTTACAGACACCTCGTAGGCTGTCCGCTGTTCCTCTGTTCCATCTTCATATTTCTTGATGTACCCACGACTCTGAATACGTCCAATACATTGCACATGAGTCCCAACCGGAAACGTAGATGCAAATCTCGCATTCCTACCCCAGCAGATACATGGGATATAATCTGATTTTCCGTAGGAGCGGTTGACTGCGATCAAAACATCTGCAACCTCACGTCCAAGCGGTGTTTTCCGGTAAACAACATCTTTGCAGATGAACCCATCAAGCATGATTTTATTTTCGTCCTCATACTCATCAGTGATTATTTCAATATCACGAACAAAAACAGACAATATTAAACGATTTTTGCTCTTTTCGTGCAGATTAAAAGAACGTAATTGACCGGAAACGTTTATCACAGTTCCAATGTATTCCTTACTCACGTCAAATAATCTTTCTGAAATTGTCAGTGGAATCACATCTGCAATATCGCTTTTTCTGTTCACATCAAGAAACAGGTTGTAAAACTGTTCTCCATATACCTCATGGCTATATTCCGGTTCTGAAACAATTTTCCCGGTAAGTAAAACATTATTGTTTTTCATTTTTTCATCCATATTTGATTTTCCTCTTTTCTCGTGCTAAAATAGGCGCAAATAGCTTATGCTATTGCTTGAACTGGAATCATTCTGCTTTGGTCGGTTGGGATGATTCCTTTTCTTTGCTGTAATCTGTGTCAAATGTGATATAGGTAATACCGTCATCGTCATCAGACTCACTTCTGTAATCGTAATCTACGATCTCTTCTGTATACTCCTGCCACTCCCCATCTATTTTTGTTCCTATATAAATAAGAAGCAATCCAATCAATACAGGTATGGCAGTAACCGGATACTCCGTTGCGTCAATGCAGATGCAAAACAGAAAAACAACGGTGCCGATCATTTCAATTATCTTTGCTAACTTTTTCATTCTTTTCCGACTCCGTATCTGATTGCCATTTCTTTTACAATGGCTGTATATCCCTCAATCAGTTTCTTATCCTCTGCAATAATATCCACGTAGGATAATTTGTCTCTTGCTGATTTACAGATGCCCTCGTCAGCCATTCTTCTGCGCTTATTGGTTAAGCGCTGTTTCAGATTTACACCCATTCGCTTTGACAACAGTTCGTAGCTTTCGGCTCTTACTTGGCTGTATGCCTGTCCACCGCCAAGTTCCATGCTGATTTTTCTTAAAATATTTCCAGTATCATCACGCCATGATGTTGTATCGAGTGCAACCACTTCTCGGATGCTCTCAACTCTTTGTTCCACATGGTTTAACTGCTCTGCCTGCCGTTTCTGTTCTAACTGCTGTTCTGCTACAGAATTGAAAATCTTCTGGAACATCTGCAACTCTGGTGATAACTGATTGAGGTCGATTACCTTTTGTTTCACACGCTCTTCCAAGGTCGTGAAATAATCTCGTGCCTCTTCTGCTTTCGCTCCGTTTCCTTTCATGGAAAGTTTCTTTGCAAAATGGGCTGTGAGTTTGTAATCCTGCGTTTTGTTACCCTCGACATTGATGTCGAACCCCCAGTAATCCTCATTTTCAGTGGCAAATTCATTATCAACAATGTTTGATTTCGCCCATCTTGAAAACTGTCCCTGTGCCAATTCCAAGAACGCATACAGCTTTCTTGCAGTGGTCATTCCGTTTTCATCGACACCAAGTGCAATCTCAATCGGTGTCTGCATTTTTGCTTGTTTTAACTCTTCCGTTTCCTCCAACTCCTTTCCGTGTTATAATCCTCCACAAGGAGGTGGTAACCATTAACAAATGTCCACTTAACGATTTTAGAGATTGCATCCGCGATTGTGCTTGGTATGTTTCCAGTTCTGATTGTTGTGCTGTTCATAAATTAAGTAATTTAAAAAGCATTAAAAATCTTTCAAAACTAAAATCTATCGAAAGAAACATATCTAGCATCGTATCAATACTCAACCGGCATAAATCCTAAGCTTGTCCAATTCTGTTGTTTACGTCTTAATTTTATATACCCTAATTGGTTGTCCTTTGCTTTTATCACTTTCTTGTGGGTAATATGTATTACCAACCCATTTAAATTCTAAATATACTAATTCAAAATCGTTTTTATCAATACTGCATTTTTCACATAACCCATGAAAATTTTTACTCAAATTAAAACAAGTTTCTACTTCATTGTCTTTGTACCAATTCATATTTATCAAAAATTGCGTTCTGTCATTACTGATACCGCTATAAAAGTTTCTCATTCACGCCTCCAATCTGTCCTAATAATCGTTTCAGCAATACGGTCAATTTCGCCTGCAATGTGAATTTTTGTTTCCGTATCAGATGTTTTCTTGCTTTCCTCTACCAGTGTTTCAATTTGCTGGTGGAGGATATCTATTAATCCTTCAATGCTATTCGACATTCTTCTCCTTTCCGTGTTATAATTCCCTTATCATCAAATAAGGGAGGTGCTACAATGATTGAAAAGACAATTCATGACTTAGCTGTCACATATGCCAGTTCAAAACTTTCAGAATATCAAATTGACAAACGCGAAGCTCCACTTTGCGGAAATACAGAAATGTCATCCGAAGAAGTTCTGTATTTAAAATCGGCATACGATTTTGCTGTCAAAAATCTTTCGGAGTAGGTTCGTACCTTTCTCCAACCATTGCATGAGAAACAGCTTCTTTTATCACTTCATGCTGTTTCTCCTCTGAAACAGACTGCTCAATGCGTTTTAGTGTACCGTCAATACTCTTTAACGTATTGAGCATTTCTTTTAAAATTCTCACTGCATTTCTCCTTTCTCATTATTTTTAGGGCAAGCCTGTTCGTTAGCTAAAATCATTCCCTCTGCGACTCCGAGAACGTAGCTCTGTTTCTCTTTATCAAGTTTTGGAATTGCTTTTGAAATCCTAACAATTAGGTCTTTTTCCTTTTCGCTCATTTGGTTCACTTCCTTTCTTGTTGACTTTGTAAGCATACAATATCATACAATGTAATCAATGTCAATACCTTTTTGTTGACATTGTTAGCAATTAGTGATATATTATTTTTTGCAGGAAGGAGGTGCTTGATAAAATGAAAGAACGTATAAAATTTTTACGTGAAAAACTAGGGAAAAGCCAAGAAGAATTTGGCAAGGAACTTGGATTATCAAGAAATTACATTTCTTTAGTAGAAAATGGTCAAAGAAATTTATCAGACCAGTCCTTAAAGGTTCTTTGCTCTTTGTATTCGGTAAATGAAGAATGGGTTCGGACCGGAAAAGGAAATATGGAAAAATCCAGAACAAAAAATCAAGAAGTTTTTGATTTTGCAAATAAAGTGATGGATTTGCCAGACAAAAAATTTAAGAAACGCTTTATAGAAGCATTGGCGAAGCTCGATGAAAGAGATTGGGAATGCCTAGAAAAAATTGTATTAGAAATAACAAAAGAGGGCTAATCGCCCTCTTTTGTTATATTTATTACTGCCTTTAGTATTTGACTTAAAATCCAAGTATCGTCAATTTCAGATATTTTTTTTATTAGCTCTTTTTTGTAGTTCTCATTTACTTCGTTTTCCCCCATATTGATTTCCTCCAATCATTCCGCACTTCTGATAGCGATAAACAAATTATAGAACTTATGTTCGATACCGTCAACCCCATTTGACAAATTGCTACAAATTACAAACTAGTTTGTAGTTGAGGGACAAGAAAACGCCTTATCCCGCCCCTCAGCCAGAACTTGAAGTGCCCTTATCGGACAATTTTATTTTACAAATTTTTCCACCATTATTCAAACCATTTCGGTCGCAAGTTTCGACAGGTAAATTTCTTATTGTCGCAGAATGTCGATTGATTAGTTTAAATTTTGTTAAAAAAATTAATTACTGGTTGAAAATTATGCATCTGCCAGTTATCTGTGATGAATTTTAAGTGCATAATTTTCCTTTCTGCCCGTAGGCTTGTTATTTAAAAGAGCCGGCTACACAACACATGGTCATGTAATCGGCTCTTAGGCTCTTGATTTTATTATATTTAATTTTTAATGCAGTTTTTTTACAGCTTAGGTGCGATCTTTACCATATTTAACCATTCCTGCACATTAAGATTTGAACCTGAGTTCTGATAAGTACTGAGTGTACCAGTCTGTCCCGGTCCGAAAGTGCCACCACTCGTTACCTGTAAAGTTGATGCACCGCCGGATACCGCAGGAACTCTGACTCGTCCCATGACATAGTTAGATGTTGTATTTGTTATAAAAACTTCACGAAACCCATTTGCGTTTGAACTGAAAGTGACAAGACCTGTAATAAGATAATACCCATCATCCGGGACAGTGAAATACTGCACGACAGGAGTTTGGTCATTATAATTTGTTGCAGTATTGGATAAGGCAGATACATTATTTTTGGCATCTGACTTTTTTAAATATGTGTCTGGAATGTTATTACCATCATAATCTGCACTAGCACGGGCAACTCGTACGCCAGGATAAGTATCATTCTGCTCGTTGTGTGCAATGAGATCTATCATATTATCATTATTAATATTAAACATTGGCATAAGCGAACCCATAATTCCAGACCAGTCGCTTTTCATTATTTTAATAAAATACTTATTTGCTAAACCGCTGTTTAACGATGATATCGCCCCGGTACAAGTGCCATTCCCAATCTTAGAAATGTCTGTCGTTCCAAGCATTTTATAGAGATACCGCACATTCTTGAACATCTGTGACACCTTTGCAAAAATTGAAGAGTGTTTTTCGCCGCTTGATAATTTTGATACAGTCGTCCACGCTGACGCTGATCCGTCTGCCACATCACTACTCGTAAAAGTTGCTGTATTCTCTGCTGTATCTCCACCGGTTGCCACTGCACCGACGTTTTCTGCTGTGAGTTCTACATTGCCCCTACGGAAAGAATCTTCATTTACACCTTTGATTCCGGTAACTGGATTTCCGGCCAGCACGTCCCACTTTTCATCTGATGTTTTATAAATATTGGCACCTGCCGGAATTACATTCCCGGCTCCCTCTTTAAAATCATCCGTGGTTGTAAATTCGTCTGAAATATTGAACATCCACCCTGTGCTAACATCCGCAAGTGCCGGAAGATCTGCAAATGCAACTGTTCCGTGTGGCTGCAATCCACCTTTAAGTCCCTCTGATATGTCTTTTGCCTGCTGATAGTAATACTTGGCATTGTCAGAATCCTCGCCCTCTCTGCTTCCTGTACCACCAACAGCATAACTCTGTGCCTTGGTTGCACTTTCTTCTGCAGATTCCGCTTTACCGATGATCTCCGCAGCCTTTTGAGTTGCAATATCTGCTTTTTCGGCTGCTGTATCAGCTGACTGACTGGCGGACGATGCTTTCTCCGTGGCTGTGGCGGATGATTCACTGGCGGATGTCTCACTGACTTTTGCGTTGCTTTCGGATGCCGCTGCCGCCGTAGCTGACTTCGCTGCCGCTGTCTCGGACGCCTTGGCATTGTCCTCTGATTTTTTTGCCGCTGTTTCACTGGCTTTTGCGGCATTCTCACTTGCTTTGGCGTTTATTTCAGACATTGCCGCTGCCTGCTGGCTTGACTCTGCCTTTGCCACTTCCACTTTGATTTTCGCAAGATAGTTTGGCTCCAAGTGTTTTTCCTCGATGCTACCCTCTTTGACGATGGCAGACACTTTTCCATCCTTATCAATATAAAAAGCTACCGTATCAGAATCAAGGAACTCATACTGTGTAATCAGTGCCGACAGGTCTATGTACTGTTTCGTGCCATCAATCAGAGTCAGGATAATCTGCTGTGTAGTCGGGTTATAATCGAAGTTGATTGCGATTTTCTCCATCTGTGTATCAATCGTAATCTTAGAACCGTTCTTTTTTGTGATCGTAATGATTCCGGTCGATTCCTCAAAGGTCACGTCTGCAACAAGAGTTGCTACCTCTGTCTTGGTTGCTTTTGTCGCATCCAGGGTAACTACATTGTCGTCAATAATGCCGATAGCACTATCCATTTTGTTGAGGTTTCGTTCGTTCAACGGAGTCTCATCGCTTGGGTAATTCTCCCAGTTGATAGGTACGTGTGCTTTATTCATGTTCCTTGCCCTCCTTTTCCATGTCTTTCTCCATCTGTTCCCGTTCGGCAATCACATTTCTATTTGCTTCTGATTCGATCTGATGCAAAATATCTTTAAACACCAGATATTTAACCTCAACCGGAATACTTTCACAGGCATTTACATAATTAATAATGTCATTCTCAAACTCTCGGATTTCTGCGTTAATCATAAACTTTCCACCTTTTCTTTCAGATTTTCTATCTCTTCATGCTGTAACTGCACTGTGGCTACCAGATCTGCAATAAGTTCCGTATATTTCAGTCCGTAATACTTTTTCCCATTGCTGTCTGAAAACGTTTTTGGACAAATATTCCACCCTTTTTCCGCTTTTTTCAAAACATCCTGTGCAATAAATCCATGATGGAACCCATCTTTTTCGAAATTATAACGATACGATTTTGCTCTTAAAGAATAAATAAACTCAGATGATTGCTTTTTGCTTAAATCTAAAATTGTGTTTTTTATTCTTTTGTCAGATCCATTAATTACTCCACCTCTGAATCCACCTACTCCGGTATCTCCGTCTAAATGGATCATCATGTGGTCATTATCGTTTGCGCCTTTATGCAATGAAACCTGATTATATTGAACCGTACATTTATGAACAGGACTTTCAAGCGTCCCTTCCACTGTTCGAAATCCATCCGTTCCCATCTGTACAAGTGTTCCACTGCGTTTAAATTCAATAAGGTTTTCTACAGACTCTTCCGCTTGAATATGCATATATCCCCCGGTCATTTCCATAGAACCTTTTAATTCAAGCAGTTTTGCTTTAATTTTGATACCCTCGGCTGACTGGTTGATTTCTGAAATGACGCTGTCTCTTGTAACTTTGCTTTCGATCCCCTTTGATGTCTGCGTAATCGCACTGGACATATTGGATGAAAGCTGCTTAAGCGTGGTTATCAATGTCCATTTATATTTACCGCTGTTAATTCCGCCATCCGGATCGCAGCCATACAATTTTCCACTATCCTGATCTAAAAAACTGCGTCCATTATATTTGGATGATGCAGGGTAAGTATCTTGGGGTTTTCCAAAACCATAATAATTAATATCATAGCCATCAATATTCCATGCCTTCAACGAAGCACTGACTTCTGACCGTATCTTAGTTGCAGTTACCTCTATCTTTCCGGACAAAACGCCCTCTGCTTCGCTTGCTCTCGTAACTTCCGCTGTAATCTTGTCCTCATTAATTTTAATAGCTGCTGCAAGTTCAACTTCCTGCCCCTGTGCTCTTTTTACTTCTGCTGTAATACTGCTCGCATTTTGCGTGATTCTCGATGATAAACCATCCGTTGTATTTTTAACTTCTGTGCGAATTTCGGTTGCGGTCTGCGTGATCTGTGACTGCAATCCCTTCTCAACATCAGTTATCGTGCTCTGTGTCTTTTCAATGGTTCGCTCCAACACATTGCTCTTGCCTTTGAGCTTTAAAATACTTTTCTGTATTCCGTTCGCCCCGTTTGTCCGGTACTCTTCCCCATCCGCTTCCAAATCATCACGCAAAGCCTGTATACCTTTCAGGGTTCTTTTCAGAATATAGGACTCAATCAGTTCATATCTGGTCGGCAGCCGCACTGCATCCCCGACCTCAAGACACGGATTTCCTTTGCAGTCCGCTGTAAACGGGCGGTAAACAATCCATCTGATCTTGGAAAGGATATTTTTTGCAATGCCTTTCAGTTCTTTTGTGCCTTTGCCATATACAAGAAAATTATCCTCGATCACATAGGCATTGTCTCCGGTACCCACAATCACACCGATATCATTCTTCTGCTCCCGGATCTGTAACTTATTGATTGTTTTAACAAGAAAATCTTCATACTCAGCCGTTATATATAAATCCTTCCCGATACGGTTGCTTTTCGGATCTCTTGGATACAAATTATCCGCCGGATAAAGATCATTCCTTGGATATAATCCCTGTATCTCCTGTTCCAGATAAATATAATGAAACTTCCCGTCACGCCCAATGTGCCCCATACAGCCATTGAGCTCACAAATACAGGACAACACTTCCTTGCCGCTCATAGATTCGCCTATGGTGCTCGATTCCTCTGTATCAGAACTTGTCTCACTGGATGGCGTGACTGCAACTGTTTTTTCAATAGACATGTTGTCATTAACCAGTATAATGTCAGCCTGCTCAATTCCGAAGTACTTAAAAAAGCTGTCCCGGAATTGCTTCATTGTGACCGGATCATAAACTGTAACAGTCGTAGTTTTTCCATCTTTATCTTTCTGCTGCTCTTTATGGGATGGAAAGACAGTGTTATACCATGCTGCCACATCTGCATTTAAAATGTCATAAAGAGCATCATATGCGACAACATCACGGCACGTCCTGTCTGCCGTAGGCGTATCAGAATCAACCTTATATCTCCCGAACTGAAATGGAACATCTGTATGTCCACCAAGAGACATCCTTACTGTCATCCATCTGCCCTTCATTGGCAAAAATGTATTTGACACCGTGAATTTAATCATGGCGGCTTCGCATGATCCAAACGTCAATTCCTGTTCCGAACACAAACTTTCTGTCAATTCGAATTTTTCTTGGTGTAGTTCTGTATTTGTGATATTGATTTTTCCGTCATCAAATACGATGGATAATTGCTTATCGACCGTATCTTTTTTGAACAAGTCGCCATATTTATAATTAACCACCATACACACCCCCTATGAAAGCAAGCCGAACTGAATTGTAACGAATTATTCCATCATATGTTCCGTATATCGTAGGCTGAAAATCTGCCATATAACCGTACTGTGTCACATAATCGTCATATTCCGGGATATACGCTGTGATATAGCAGGCTCTCCCTGTCGCATTTGTGAACTGGCTTCTAATATTGTTTAAAACCTCATTGAAAGTCTTATTTGTCAGCATAGCTGGGGTTTCAAATTCGACCTTTAACGCCTTTAACTCCACGGCATTTCTATGCAGATAGCCGTTGGCGTCTGTATAATCGTCCAAATCCTGCATGTTGACATATGGACTGTATGTTTCTGCTTTCATAAACGACATCGGCACTATGTAATTGCCAATCTTTAACAGCCATCCGCTGTACGCCATATTTCCACCACCTAACTGTTTGGGTTTGCGGCTGTCTCAAATGACAGTCGGTAAAATTTGTGCAAAAATAGCACCTACCACCAATTTGATAGATGCTGCTTTTCTTTCTTTATCTATTTTGTGATTACTTCAATATTGGGCGCTTTAATCAAAATTTTCTCCGACGTGTGAGTTACTTCCGTGTTCCCATATGTAATCTTGATTTCCTGTTTTTCCATATATACCTCCTATTGAATTTAAAAATGAAAAGAAGCGCATCTCTGCGCTCCCTCTTATATACCCGCTTTCCCCAGCCTTTCCCAATCTGCATCCCTAGTACATTCATCCTTTTTCTTCAATAAGTTTTCGTTCTCTTTTTCCAGTTTTTCTATTTTTATTTCCAATTTCTTTTTCTCTTTTTTCAATGCAATATTCTCTTTTTCCAAATCGTCCGCACGAATAAGCGCGTTTGACTCCCGATTAAAAAGATCAGTATTGTGCGCCTTTAATGCATCTTTTTCTTTATTTAACTCTCTTATTTCCCATTTGTAATTCTTTTTATCTTGCGTCATCTTAATTTTCAATTCTTCTATCGTTTGATGTGCTTTATTCAACTTCTTTTTGCACTCATTTAGTTCTGATTCAGACTCCCTATTCTCCATCGTAATTCTCCACATATTAAATCCAAATTTATATGAAAGTGTAGCCACAATCATTACATATAATTTTATTTATTTCATATGTTTGATCTTTTCTCAAAATCTTTTCCTTTTTATTTACTAAAGTAAACGGTTTAAATGGATTTAGATTTGCAGTGTATCTTGTCTTTGTTTTGCCTGGTACAAATTTCTGCTCCGTATAATGAGAACAATTTTCGCTCCCACATCTTGGACAGTAAACCTCTTTTTTTTCTCCGAATAAAGTATATTTATATATACCATTAAATCCCGTGTTTTGAGATCTTTCAACAGAATTTCTTAAGAATAATTTTCCAACACCTGTAATCTCTGGCTCTTTTTGTCGTTCCCACTCTCTATCATTTTCGTTTTCTTGTTCGTATGATTTATAAAATTCACTTTTCCCCGCAGACATTTCATTGTTTTCGTATTGTTTCAACGGAAATCCGCAATTGATACACATTTCTGCTTTGTCTGAAATTTCTTTTCCACATTCAGGACATTTAATCAACGCCATAAATTTTCCTCCCGCCACTTGTAATAAAATGATTCTACCACAAGCGGCGGTATTTGTCACTAGAAACTATATGCTTCTCTGCCCGTTCTATTAAAATATTCTCTTGCGTATTTTCTAGCACTTCTTCCTATCTGGTCTTGTGTCACACCAAATTCCTTTTCGAGGATTCCTTGTAATAATTGATTTTGCTGTTTAAGTAACGCAATTTCCTGCTGTGACGTACTGTATACAGCATCACGAATACCTGTGATCTCCTGCCCCCCAGCAACTGCTGTCTTTCCTCCAACTGTTCCAAGGATTTCCGGTACGCCGTTTTCTCCTGCCATAAACATGCTGTACTGTTTTGGAAAACCTCCTGCGGCGAACGTTGGGATTTTTCCAAGGTTAATATTGCCAGCTTGAATTATTTCTTTTCCACCAATATTTACAGAATCCCATGAAAAAGACAGTTTTGAATTAAGCCACGTTGCAAAATTATTCCATACCTGCTTAATTCCTGCAACAGCATTATCAAATGCCTGCTTCAATCCGTCAGAAATGCCACTGAATGTCCAATTATCTTTTGTAAAATACGGTTCTACATGATTTGTCCACCAAGAACCAATTCCAGATGTACTCCACCAGTTACTAAATTCGCCCCATTTTTCAGAAAGACCTTTTTTCATTCCGTCTCCCTGCTCATCCCATCTTTTTTTTGTAAACCATGGCTTCACATGATTTTCCCACCAATTATATATTCCGGTATTCTGCCACCAATCGGAAAACTCATCCAATTTAGCAGACAATCCCTCTTTTATTCCATTCCCTACTTCCATCCACTTTTTCTTTGTGAACCACGGGAAAATGTTCTCCTGAATGTAAGTTAAAGCTTCATTCCACTTTTCTTCTATTTTACCTTTTATTTCTCCTATTTCTGTCTGTATTGAAAGCTTTTTTTCTCCCCAATATTCTTTTACATCTTCCCACCATGAAGAAACATCCTCTAAAGTTGTTGTTAATTTATTGCGAACGGGTAGTTCTACATTCAATCCCCACCATTCTTTGACATTGTCTTTGAACTCGGAAATCTTCTCTTGTAAATTTGGAAGAACAACATCTGCTCGTAAATCTACATCATCTAATCCGTTTATATTCTTCCATTCATCTATCCATGCCTTTAGGTCAAAGCTATCTGGAACATTTAGTTCCTTTGGCATATTATCATTAAATTCATTTAATGCTTTTTGGAAATCATCTAATGATTTGTAATCTTCCTTTTTAGGCAGATTTTTGACAAATTCATCAACATTCATTCCATTTCCAATGCCTAATTTGTCCATCACAGTATCATGGCTCAAAACTCCACCGCCATATGCATTAATCCATTCAAACGGATTAAGAAGTTGTTTAAAACTTTCCTGAAGATATTGCAGAAAACCGCCTTTTTCATACGCTTTTTCTAAATTATTAGCATCTTTTTTTATGCTATCTTTTCCAACCGTAAAAGATAACGTTGCCACTACTACAGCAAGTGAAATAGGAATTGCATAAGAGAGCAATGATTTTACCGCCGTTTGACCAAAAGCGGCTGTGAATTTCGCTCCTATTAATTTCCCGATAGTCTCCTTGAGAAGTTTCCCTGTCAATAGTTTTCCTGCAAGTTTCAAAGCAAACGCTCCGAGAAGAATTTCAACTGTCTCAATATCAATGTTTGAAAGAAAATCTTTTACGCCTTTCCAAACATCAGACCACTTGATATTTTCTATCATGGTCTTAATTGTCTTGTAAACTCCCTGTACCCAAGTATTTATATCTTCTGCAAGTGCTTTAAAATCAAATGTTTTAAAGAATTTATTTATTCCCTCTGCCAGTGATTTTCCAAAGTTTGACCAGTCAAATGTCTGACCAAAGGAAAGTGTGGCATAAATCGCCGTATTCAGTGCCCCGGCAATCGTTTTTCCTACATTTCCAAACAGTCTCGGATTGATAAGACCATTAAGGAAATCTGCCAAGCCTTTACCAAAGTTTCTTGCCTTGGAATAAATCTTATCCCAGTTGATAGACTCCATAGCTTTTGATAAGGCATCACTGATGTATTTTCCAAGTTGTTTCAGATTTTTAATATCACTTTCGTAATTTTTAAAAATAGTATCTGTCTTGACAAGTTTACCGCCACTGGCACCGCCTGATGCGCCACCGCCGCCGGAACCGCCCGAACCTTTTTTGCCAGAACCATCATTTGTGGTAATCAGTTTCAATTCATCAAACTGACGGACACCCTTATTCATCTTGTCAATGTTCTTTGCCGCCTGTCCGGTACTGTCCGCAACATCATCTGCGCTTTCTGCCGCATCTGAAAAACTATCCGCAAGACCTGCACCGGAATCCTCATATTTCCATCCGAAGATTGCGCCTAAAGCGTTTGTAACCTTTGTAACAAAGCTGATAACAACCAGTAAAACGGAATTGAGTGCTTTTACGAATGGTTTGAAAGCATTGATTAATGCCCCACCAATAACACTGCCAAGCTGTTCAAATGACTGTTTTAAAATTCTGATCTGGTTCGCCCATGAATCAGCCGTACGCGCAAAGTCTCCCTGCGCTGTCTGCGTATTGGCAAGGACGTACTGATACCGGAGCATTGTCTTTTCAGCCTGTGACATAGACGCAATATCAGAATCTAATCCCTGTTTCATTGCCCACTCTTTAAGGGTTGCCTGTGTGAGATCAAGACCGTAATCTCTTAATGGACGTGTCTGTCCGGTAAATATTGCAGCTAAATCCTGCGACACAACATCCTGATCTATGTTATACAGAGATGCCATATCAGCAGTTAATTTTGTTAAATTCAAAGACACATCAGCCATGGAATCAGACAAACCAATATAGCCATCTGTCTGCTTATTCAAAAACTCATTGGCTTTCTTTATCAAACTGCTGTCAATTCCCATGGCTGTTCCCATTGCTTGGAATCGGCTTGCCGTCTGTTTCAATGTCAGTTCTGACATACCAAACTGACGTATAGAGTCCTGTGCAAACTCATTGACTTTTTTTGACATGTCACCAAAAGTAACATCAACAACGTTCTGAACCTCTGTTAATGCCGATGATATGTCGATTGCATTTTTTATTCCTCTGATCGCTCCGTACAGACCAAGATAAATCCCCATAGAGGATAAAATCTGTCTTGTGAATGACTTGAGTCCGATCAATGCTTTTCCTGTGGATGTCTTAAATCCAAGGAAAGAACCGGAAAGATTACTGATGCTGTTATTTAATCCAGTAATCGCACCGCCAGATCTGTTTGAAAGATTTCCAAGTGCCTGTGTCATTTGTAAAATATTTGCGCTTACATTTGGTGCTTTTGAGAGTGTCTCAAACAGATATTTAAGGTTGTCAGCAAGCAAAGGTATATTTGTTACTGCACGTCCGCTTGCAACGCTTCCAAGCCTTGATATGGCTGTTACAAGGTTGCTCATATTGGTCATATCAAAATTCAATGCACCTATCTTGTTCATCTGGCGTACAAAGTTTTGTAACTGCGCAGATAAAGCCGGCAGATTCTTTGTCGCCTGTGTAGATGCCTTGCCACCAATTTTTGACAGTGCCGACACCATGCTTGTGAGTCCGCTTGTATCAACAGCTTTAACACTTGCTATTCCAGATGCAAGATCTCTCACAGCAGAAGATATTCCGTGGATAGAATTTGCATCAACACCAGAAAATTTATTGAGTGCCCGCACCATTGATGTGATTTCCGAAGATTTACCACCTTTGAACCCGGTAGCTGCATCGGAAATGCTTCTGATTCCGCTTGCAATATTTGAAAGTTTTGCAGTGTCAAACGATATGCTTTCCCGGAGCCTATTCATGCTGTTTACAAGGCTTTCTATGGAATTACTTGCTTTTGCAGAGTCAGCTTTGATTTTTATTTGTAATTCATCAATGTCTGCCATATATGCACCAACTTTCTATGCAAAATAAAAAGACGGTAGGCTGTGACACCTTACCGTCCTTGATCTACTCTTTTAATTTTTCTCTTGTAACCGGTCCGCATTTCTTATCTACTGTAATTCCGACTTTTTTCTGGAATGTTCCAATACCGGTCGCCGTATCATTTCCAAGAATACCGTCCACATTACTGTTTCCCTTTTTATCTTTTTCATCCAGGCATCCGTGATAAATAAGCTCCGTCTGAAGCCATCTCACATCATCCCCTCTCATGCAAGGGAATTTTTTCTTTAAAATCCTTGCAGGTTCCGGGTATGGGTTTAAATGATCTTTTACATTTTTTCTAGGGTTTCCGCTTGTCACAATCGCTGTATGACCTTTTGTTTTTGTGACAATAACATCTCCGTTGTAAAGAACCATTCCTGCCGCATAACCTCCAATGTCATCAAACATGCCACTAGAAAGAAGTACAGATTTTTCATTTGCTGTGGTGAAATTTCCAACATCTTTTCCAGTTGCATGAATAATGCATGCACGTACCGTTGTGCCGCAATCTGCTTCTGTTTTTACTTTTGAATTAATACCATATTTGACAATTCCAAGCCGGTGTCCCTGACAGTAGCCAATATTATCATTATTGCACGCTGTAATCATTGATTCTGCCAGTTTATCCGCCATATCTTTTGTTTTTGGCCTTAACACATACCATCCTTTTTTATGAACATAAAAGTTTTGCATACTTACTTCTGTTCCGGTCTGATCTCCCGGTCTCCCACCGGTCAATTTCCCATTTTCATCATGTCTTGCAGATCCAATTCTAATTGACATATTTATACCTCCAAGTTCTTTTCTGGTTTTGGATGGCTCAACTCATAGTTTGACTGCATAATTTTGAGCTTTGCCACAAATAGCTCTCTCTGTTTCTTAATTTCTTCTTCCGTCATTTCTGAATCATCTTTCCCTTGTTGCTCATTAATTGGTTTTTTAATATACTTTGATTTTGCTTTTCGTCCGGCAAGGCAATGTTCTACTGCCACCGATACCGCAGACAATCCGTATGTCCCAAACCACATCCACATCTCATTGTCTCTTTGCTTTTTATCTAAGTTGTAAGCATCCGCATAAGGCTGTAAATCAGCCGGGCAGGACGTGTCTATGTCACGCACGGTAAATCCATACCCTTTTGTAACTAAAAGCCAGAATGGGCGGATTTCCGCACAATATGTTCCCCATGTAAGTTCTCTCTGTTCTTCTACTTTTTCCTCGGAGTTTTCTTCTCCGCTTCTTTCTGATCTGCTTTGAGCAGTTTTGATAAAAAACCGTTTTCAAGCAGCTCCGCTAAAAGTGCATTGTAAAGTACCTGAACATCTGCATCTTCTCCGTCAAAGTAATCATCCAGCATGGCATATACTTTTCCAAGCTGCTGTTCCTTTTCTCCCTCATTGTCCGGATTGTATCCAAGTTCCTCTTTGTGAAACTTCTGCGCGCCTACAAGGATTAACTCTGGAAGAAATAAAAGGATTTCGTCAACCGTTTCAATATCTTCCATCTGGTCTAATTTTGCTACTTTCTTGATAATTCCGCTTTTCACGGTTGCTTCATATCCAAACTTGATCTGTAATTCTTTCTCGCCAAATTTTAATTTTGTCATTTTCTTTCCCTTTCTCCCTCTCATATAGGGAAAGGGCAGTCCGAAGACCGCCCTGTTCTTTTAAATTGTTTCTTCAAGCTCTGGCTCGGTTGTCTGGTTATCGTCAGCCGATCCAACCGAACTATTCGACTGACGTGTTATTCCCCCGGTGTAAAAGCTACAGCGGTGTCCATGCCCTTGTATTCTTCAATGGTAAGATTCATTTCAACCGTCAAAAGTTCGTTCTGACCAATCTCCGGCTGTGGAATCTGCTCTGGCGGCTGAGCCACAACAAAAAACGCGTCGGTAAATCCCGGGATAATAGTTTCAAACCACATTCTTTTCCCGCCGGAAAGCGCCTTATACGCCGTGATAAGTGCTTCCCACTCTTCCTTTGTGGCATCCGTAAGGTTTACCGTGATAGGGAAAGAGCCACCGGTATCTGCGCGACCCTTTACATATCTGGTAATAGCATCTTCTAATGCAGATGCGTCAATCTGTTCCGGCTCAATGTTAATACCGCCGATTGCGTTAATTCTTGTAAGCTGTTTAAACGATGTAGGCTTTGTTCCGGCTGTCGCTTCTGTGCCATAGCCAAACGTAATTCCTAACGTAGACAATCCTGCTTCTGCCATTTTTACCTCTCTTTCTACCGCCAAATAATGCGGTTATCGGGCGCATCTTTTTGCACCCGGTGCATAAAAAATAGAGCCTTTCGGCTCTTTTACATCAATCTGTCGTTGGCTCCGATTATCCGCCGGAACCTTGCAACGCTTCTAAATTTTTTTTCACTGTCATTTTTAAACTCCGGCATTGCTGTAATTTGAAATCGCATCTGTTTAAAGGCATCAGCTAAAATAGCCATAATCCCTTTTGCATCGCTCTGCTTTGTGTTTGTAATGACGTCAACCTGTATTGTTTCCTGCACCGCATTTACGGATGTGCCCTCTAAATCTGCCCCACGTTCAAGCCCCGGCATCTCATGGATGTAAATAGTCGGGAAAACAGGGTCTTTATCAAGGTTCTTTTCAACCGTTGTAAATGCAGTGTCAAAATTCATGCTTTTGTATTTTTTCTTGAGTTTTGGTTTGGCTATCGTTGCAACATTGGAGAAAATGTTTGTTTCAAGATCAAATACCCACTGGTTGTCTGCCATTATCCAAACACCTCCTTCGCTGTCTGTGTAACAATCTGCCGCAACTCATTCGCGGTCAGATACATGAATGGTCGGCTTGGCATTCCCTCTGTAAACCACCAATCGCCATTGTCGTCCTGATAAAACCATCCATATATTCCATCTGAAATCTGATGTATAGTTTTTCCACTTGCGTACTGCCACGAAACGCCATCCGGCAGTTTCCCTGGATAAGGATTTTGCTGTCCTACGGTTCCTGTTCCAAATTCAACAAACATTGCATGGTCCGTCCCGGCAACTACCGCCCATATCCCGCCTCCTTTGGTACTTCCCTTGTATTCTGAATGAATACTGGAAATCAATTCTGATGTGAATATTGCGTCAAGGTCAGCAATTTGTACTCTGGCAATCTCTACGCCCTTTTCCGCGAGTTTTTCTGCCAATAGCTGGCATTTATATGTCAAGCTGTTTTTATAGGCTCTAAGCTCTCGTATGGCGTTCTGAATAGACTTTTCAGACAGGCTCATTGTGATTACTTTCTTCCCCATGCCACACCTACTTCACATTTTTTTGTAACAAGAACAAATCAACCGTCAATCCCTCGTCTGCGACACCTTTTACGATGTAATCAGCCGAATTTTCGTCAACGATTGTATTCTCTTCATCTTTGTACTTTACGTCTGATCGTTTCCATACCAAAGATCCGACGCTCAATGGAAGCTTTCCTTTGTCTTCTACGATCTGAACAAAATTTGTAGAGTTATCTACGCCAAATTCTTTTATAAGTGCTTCGCTCAACTTATTGCTGATCGAAGAATAAAAAAACACAGGCTTTTCATAACCTGTGGTATACTCTCCGGTTGTCTTCGGTATCTTGTTCCCGTCATCATCAAGGTAATAAATTACATTACCATCAGAATCCGTGTACGAAGAATATTCGATGTTACCATCATCATCCGTCACATATACCGGCACCTTGCCGCTTTGCTGCGAATAACTCATTTTTTGCTTATTGATCTCAAGCATTTCACTTCACATCCTTGCCGAACCGTTTCCACAGCTCAGAAAGCTTTTCCCATCCATACATTGCGACAAACGCAACAATAAATCCTGCAATAATAGCTGCCAAGATCATATACCATAAAATTGATGTCTGGATGTACTGCATGTATGCCACAAACGCAGCGACCGTGATTCCGATAGAAAGAACAAATACCAAAATGTCCGTTGGAATCTTAGAAAATACGCCTACACCTTTGATTACCTGTGTTACCACAGACACAACAAATGCCAGCGCACCAATGATTGCCAGAATAATTGTCATATTTGCAATTACAGACTGTATAATATCCATGATTAAACCTCCTTTTCATCATTAAGACGGGTTTCTATCCCGTCAATTCTGTGATGCGCCGATTTCACACTTTCTTCAACCTTTATAATTCTGTTGTCGTGAGAATTTATTTCTTTTCTCATCTCCGAAACTTCATTCTTGATCTCGGTTGTGTTGTTTGAAATGGCATCCAACTTCATGTTAATGCGTGTGTTCTCCCGCACGCGCTCTTCAAGATCCGTGTTGTCTGTCCTTTTGTTGCTCTTCAAGCCCATAAAGACGGAAAAACCAAGCGACAGCACGCTTATAATGATTGCTGTTGATATTTCAATCGTCAAATCATATACCGCCTTTCATTTTTATGGCACACCGCCCACCACCGCTCAATGTGTGCCGCCTGCTACGTTTTGTCGACGTCGACAAAACGTAACGCACAATCTTCTAAAAAACTGATAATTGCTTTGCAAAAAACAGATTCCTTTTCTACTCATGGCAGATAGGTCACAAAGATTTTACAAACGGGAATACCCCTACGAACAAGCTTTCCCTGTCTTTCCAGCTACGGCTTACGCCGTTTTCTGAATAACTTGCCATATATGCTTCTCCTGCCTGTGAATGGTCGTACACGGATAAATTGACGATTACATCCTCAAACTGTTTCAAGTCTTCGGATATTTTTTCATCCGTGTAGCTTTTCGGGTAATTCCGCTTGCTTACCACTTCATTTCTTGCCTGCTTGATAAGCTGTTCAATGTAAGGATTATCTTCTTTCTGGTCGAACACGACAACATCAGAAGTTACACCATCTTCATCCGTAACGGTTTCAATATGAAATTGTTTCAGTCTGATTTTGACCTGCTCTAATGTTGTATATTCGTCCATTCTTCCCCACCTATAATCCGAACTGCTCAATCAAAATGCGTTTCAGTTCCGCTCCACTGATTTCTTCTGCACCTTCGATTCCATGTTCAGCGGCAAGTGCCTGTAAATCAGCAGTGCTCATTCTGTTAATCTCTGTCTTGGTGTACCCGCCGGAAGATTTCTCTCCCGAAACAATGTCCGGGATTTCATCTCCTGCTTTGTACCATCTTCCATTGCGCTTTACCGTGTATTCAGCAATCATACCGCACCTCCTACGCAACTTTCATAACAACAACGCTGTCCATGCCCTCAAAAGTAGGCAATCCGATCATTGACACAACGCAATGAGTGTTGATTGGATGATTTGTTGCGTATGTATATACCGAAATGCCGGTTTCTACAATAGAAAGGTTTCCGTCTGTTAAACTTCCGCTTCTCTCTTCCGGTGTCTTTCCAAAGACATAATCTCCAAGGTACACGCCGGATGCCTGCGCTGAAATAACTCCTGTAGGAATAAAATATTTGGTAGCACCGTCTGCAGGGTCGATGTAAAGTTTGTCGTAAACTTCAATCTCGATGCCGTATCCTCTAAGATACTCTGTAACCTGCCCCTGCTGTAAGCGAATACCGCCATTGTAAGCAGTAATTCCAAGCACCTGTTTCTTTGTGTCCTCCGCCTTAAGGACCATTTCCCATGTTTCTGTATTCATGCTAAAGCGTGCAAGGGAATATCCTGTTTTCTTTGCAAACTCACGTTTAATCTCGATAAGGTCGTCAAGTGGCGTTGCTGTTTCTGGTGCAGACCATTTATCGGTATCGCTTCCGGAGATATCCTTGTAATGGTCTCTCTTGTGCGCCACTCCATTGTCCGAAGTATAATCCACATAGTAGCTTTTTCCGCCAATTGTTACCTGTACTCTTGGAATACCATCAGATGGTGCTAATAACTGCCAAATCTGGCGTTCCGGCACTACTCTTGCTCCTTCAATAAGCATCATCGGTTTTTTGCTGATTTCTCTAAGCACCTGGTTTGCCATGTTGGAATTTTCTGCCGACTGGTAATTTGCATACTCCTGCTCTTCACGCTCTGTTACCATGTAAGATTCACGGTAGAACGGCATCTCGTTCTGAATATCCGAAAATCCACCGACATCTCTTAACTCTGCCTGCGCATCAAAATTGGATGCCTTTAAGGATACCGGAAGACCGTTTTTCCCTTTGATAAATCTAAGTTCAAGGCTGTCCTGTTTTCTGGTTCCAAATTTCTGTCTACCTAAGTAAGGTGCAGAACCAAGCGTTTTTTCATAATTATTCCACATAACCCCAAGACTTCTTGCGGTAAATGCTTCTGCTAATGGTAATGCCATTCTCTAATACCTCCATTTTTTAATCAAAAAAAGTAACACGCGGTGTTGCTGCTTTTGCAGTTGCTTCCACGGTCACTCCGTTCGCTGTTACCTTTGCGCTGTCAATAGAACCCTGATATACATAAGTTCCAGGCGCATCTCCCATTGTTACGTCAACATCTTCCAGAAGATACCCTTTGCAAGATTCGTCATTGCTTGGGAACGGTGTCCCTGCCTTTGCAATCTTCTTTCCGTTTGCATCGGCACTTGACACCATTGTCTGCGGAACGATACACGCCGCACCCTCATAAGGAAAGAATTTTAAAATTCCTTTACTCTGTGTAAAGTCTCTTTCAATCGGTTTTCCCATAATTTACCTCCTATAAAACATAATGGTCTTTGGCTTCTGCACTTTCTGCAGGTTTGCCAAAACTGATTTTTTCTGCGTTCTCTACGTCCGCAGTTTTTTTATTTTCTCCACCTGCAGTACCGCCGCCCGGATTTTCAGAATTATTTGCAATCTCCTGTTCCTTTGCCTGCGCTGCCGCGGTTTCCTTTTCGGCTGTAATCTTTCCAAGAGCGTCATAATCAAGGCTTCCATTATCCTTGACAACGGATTTTGCCTGCTCTGCATTGATTTTTAACTTTTCCATCAATGCTTCGCGCTGGTCTCTAATGGCGTTTTTCTTCTGCATATCTGCAATCTGCTGATTTGCTGTCTCTAACGCCTTGTTTGCTTTTTCAAGTTCCGTGAGGTTTCCTGCTTCCATTTCATCCAGCTTTTTCTGCAACTCATCTGCGCTGTCTGCCTTTGCCTTAAGCTCTGCTGCTTTTGCCTGTTCTCTCTGTACGGCACTGCCGTAATCAGCAATGATTTTCTCAACATTTTCCTCACTGATACCCATTGCAATTAACTCTTCTCTTTTCATTGATTACCTCCGATATGTCTTTACGAATTTTTGCGGTGCAACGACACCGAATGACACTGTTGATTTTTACGCTCACAACTTTGCGAATTTTTATAAAATAAAAACAGCCACCGATTACTCGGTAGCTGTCTTATTTTGCTGTTTATTTAATTGGTTTACAATTTCCTGTGCTTTTTGTTCCTGCTCTTCTGCATCATCAATGGTTTTCCACAACGCATCTATATATGGCTTAGACAAGAGGAATGTCTTTTCAGCATCTCCCCAAAGCCCCACCGTTTTAATGGCAATAAGAGGATGTATGCCGCACTCTAAAAGCTGATATAGTGTTTGCGACTTTGTATACATATTGTCTTGCGGGCTATGATTGATTTGCACATCAAAATCCCTCATTGACAATTTCAAATCATTGTCCTTAACGCGTATTACATTTAAGACAACTTTTGCAAGTCTCTTCTCTGCCGATTTCACAATTGGGTCTTTTAATTTTGCTCTTGTCTTTGAAAAATCCCATCCAGCCCTTAATGATACTGCTCCTTGTGTATCTCCTCCAGAGTTTTGGGACTCTCTGTTTGGTATTGCTAATATTGCCAAGGCATTGTCCCACAAATCATCTTTTGCCACCTGACACTGGCTCTGATTTAGTTCCTGCGTCATAATCTCAACATCGGCTTTGTTATCCTTGTTATTGGACTTTACCGTCAAAGCATGGCTCATTTTCATCTCTTCAAACGTTTTTTGGTCGATTTCACAGTTCACAAACTTAACCCAGTACTGAACAAACTGCTCAATTCCATCCATTCTGTTTGACTGCATATTGTTTATGGCATCCAAAATACCTATGACAAGCTCAATATCAGAAATTCTCTCATGATTATTTGGAAACTCAACAATAGGTATACTTCCAAATGCGTGCAATTTCCATTCAGAAACTACTCCATTTTGAATTTTGCATGAATAATTGTCTGTATAGCACAGTTTGTACCATCTTCCATCTTCGTCCTTAAGCTCCTGTACGGCAATCACCGGTTCTTCCGTACTCCGATTATAAATAACACAAGTATTCATCGGAGTAGGGGCAACAATCTGAAATGGTATTTCTCCATTTGCAAATCTTACCGCCTTAAAAGATGTTCCGGTTGCTGACTGCCACTCTCCTGCTTTAATGTCTTTTTCCTGTTTATTCGCATCCACAAGATAGTCATTCAGCGCATCCACTGCCCGATTAATTTCATCATCATCTTTTCGACTGATAAACTGTATTGGCTCGCCATATGTCTGTCCTACTTTGAACTGAACAATCTCATACGCATGATTTTCTACTATTTTGTTTGTAATATCAGCATTTTGCACCTTTACACGGTATAAAACAGGCTGGTCACCTTTGTAATATCGCCAAAGATATTCTATGATGGTTTTGTTGTAATAAAAATTTCCGATGCAGTCTCCCACCACATTGACAATATTATCTGCTGTGATGGTTTCAACATCTGTATATAAAATTTTTCTACCATAACAGCCTTTAACAAGGTCTTGGAGAGATTTGTCATTTCTCATTTTTTTCTCCTAAATAAAGGTCATTCCGCTGGATGTTGCACGAAACGGAAGAGATTTTAATTCTGTTTTTCCATTCTCCGGATAAAAAACAACTTTTTTGTGGCATTTCCTACATTCCACAGAAATGTTCATTGTTGAACGCCCATCGTGTGTGGCAACTTTTCTTCCGCAACGCGGGCAATATATTGTTTTTGGTGTATATACCATAAAATCCTCTTTTCTTTTCAAAAGAAAAAGCACCGGAGATTTCTCTTCGATGCTCTTTCAATGGGGGATGGTAAAGTGTTCAACTATTTGTTGACTTCTTCGATTATAACTATATCAGAAAAAAACCGGACATATCGGACAACTTTACTCTTTCATAAATCTATCGAACGCTTTTCTCACGCTGTCTTCTGTGTTATTGCCTCCTATTTGGTCGGCAACCTTATTCCAAGATTGATTTTCTAAAAATCTAAGGTTAATTATTCTTCTAATTCTGCTATCTTTTATATTTGCAATAAACTCTTCTACTTCATTTGTTTTTTCAAGAAGTTCGTTTTTCAAAATTTCGAGGGTGGTTTTTCTGGAATATAACAAGGTTTTTTTGTGCCTATATTCTGGCAATGGTATTCCTTCTATTTTAAAATGTTGGTTTCCACCATTTCCGCCAGAAACGCTATCAATAACCGTTCCTTCCTGTTCAATTTTTTCTATGTATTTTTCAAGCTTTTCAATTTTATTCCTTACTTCTTTTACTTCTTCTCTTAAATCTAAGTATTGATTTAAAATATCTTTGTTTACCATATCAATACCTCCTAAACGGATTTACTGCCGCTTCTACTTTGGCTACGTTATTTCCATTTGTCACTCTAAGCGCAAAGTTTGAAAATACATCTGGCACATCATCCAACTGCTTTTTACCGGATACTGAATATCTCTTAAGAAGAGACATCATTACTCCGTATGGCTCATTCGGCTTATATGATGATGGGTCTTTAAATATAACGTGCTGCAATATCCAGTTTGAGCACTGAAAAATCCTTGCTTCCTTATTTGTCTCCGTCGGTGTATCTGTGATATTGCATATCCATCCTTTGGCTTCCACTCGCTTGTTTACTTCCATTGCGACGCGGTCCCCTCCGGCATTTCTCTCAAATTCACATTCCTGAACTTTGTTGTTTGTCAAAACATTTGCTGCATTTTCATACTGAACCTCATAATCTGCCGTGTTATCGCAAACACAATCCACGCAGTAGTAATCTTCTCCGTATTTTTGCAATACAGGCAGAACAAAATAGTCTGTTCCCTTTCCCTTTGTATCGCACTGACCGGTTACAATCTCCGGCTCTCCATGCGGCAAATTAAGATACCGACGTATTTTATCTTCCGGAAACAGCAATCCCTCACGCTCAATCGGTTCCTGTTTGTAAAGGCATCTATATGATATGTCGTCCATCAATAATTGCTGGTCTTCAAAAAATTCTTTTGTAAAACCGGAGAACTCATATTCAAAGTTGCTTTCTCCTGTAACTGGGTCTACATCCGGTACCGCAATAACCTTTACTCTCGGATTACCCTCGTACATATTTTGTATGCGCCCTATGACGTCGTGTACGCTCCATCTTGTGGCAATATGTATTTCCTTGCAGTTCTTACCGTCCGTGTCCTGTATCTTTCTCTGTCTGGCATCTACAGCGTATTTATCCCACAATTTATCAAGGATAATGGGATTCATTGCTTCTTCAATGCCGCCGATCATATCATCAACCAGTAAAAACTTAGAAGCCCTTACTTTACCTGCATTCTTACTACCAACAGACGTACATTGTACGGATGGAAACGATTTGTACTTCCCGACATTAAATTGCTCCATCTTTGCGTTTGTGCTCGTCACGGAAAGATCTGGAAAAATTTCATTCCATGTATATTCTTCCGTATTTGTAACGATATCGTACACACCGTCATAGTACATTCTGGTAATATCACCGCTGTGTGAATAAAAGAGGCTGAAATCTCTCGGAAACCATCCGGCAACAAGAGCGTGAAACATTTTTTCAACCGTTGTTTTTCCTGCACCCGGGACAAGTGATACGCACAGGATGTCATATCTATCATCAATCATGCCTTGCAGCGCATCTATGAGTCCGATTTTTAAGAATTGCTTTCTTCTTGGCATGTAAAACCGCTCTTTAGGCTCTCTCTTCTTCTCCAAATACTGGAAAGCACTATCCACAACTTTGTTTTGCGCTTCTAAAAGCAAAATTCCGTAGTATTTGTCCAGAATTTCATAAGATACCTTGTTTTGGAATGAATATTTCTCTAAATCCCACGGTGTACCGCCAGTGGATTGAAAAATAAACTGTTCTGCCAGTTGCTTTGCCCTGGAAGAAACTTTCAATCCATACTCAATGTCTTTTTCTGTAAGAATAGCTACCCTTGCCGCTTCTGCCATGGCATCCATAACCTCTTCATCAACGCCATGTGCCTGTATGTAATTTTCATATCCATTTACTGTGGAAATTAGGCTTGAACTTGCCAAAAGAAAAGCACCTCCGCAAAAAAGCAGAAGTGCTTTAAGACCTCTGCCAATAAATTTTGTTGGTCAGCGACTAACTCCGTTTGTTAGCCGGTATAATTTTTAATTTTCTAATATCATCACTTCTCGCCTATCAATGCAAATCGTTTTGTGTTCAATTTCAAGGTCAATTTGCATTGATTTAACCCCAGACAAATCCATTTTTTCCCCATCAATTACTATTTTCAATCCATCTGTGCAATCTATTTCAATTTTTTTTGCTTTTTTCATTCCAATGCACCTTGAACCCTTTCGCCGTATAATTACCAACTGCCTGTTTCAGCTCTTCCTTGCTTTTATATTCCTCTCGAAGCATGATTGCTACCTTGTTCTTTTCCACAGCGTATATGCCGCAGGTAACAGCGTTGCTCGCCGTATCAAGAACTGCTTTGTACTGTTTGCTGTTCATCTCGTATGTGCTGTTATTGATATTAACAATCATGCTTCATACACTCCTTCTCTTCCTTATGAGTTTGCATCAACATTTTTTAGATATTCAATGAAACTCATTTCAGCCCCCTCGCATGTTAAACCTTCAATAGGATTTTTGTGATAGTTTTCACGAAAATACCTCAATGCCTGTTCTTTTTCTTTTTCTGAATAAGAGTCCCATTTTGATATCCCAGATTTGTTTTTGAAAAATTCGCAATCGTGTTCTTTATAAGCAAATCCTACTGGAGGAATATACTTTTCTGGATGGTTACAAAATTCTATCGTTTTTTTCAAAAATTCATTCCATTCAATTCCAAAATAAGCACATTCATAGCATGTCATTCTTCCACCAACTTTCTACCACACATCGGGCAAAATTCAATTTCCATTGCTATCGCTACGTTCATTCCATTGCTACAACATTTAGCATACTGTGGACATTTATCAATATGGCATTGAATAACATTTATATAGCCCAATTTTTTGATTTTAAATTCTCCATATGCAGTTTTATATGATTCTTTCCCATTGCAAAAATCACACATTTCAATTACTTCCTAATAAACCTATGTTCACAATCTTCCAAAACATTCTGTTACCTCCACATCAGAAACATGTTCAGCAACAGCAACATCACAAGTACCCATAATGCAATTGCTGTTTCTTTGTCTTTGGATTCTCTGCCAGATACAAATAGTATCAGCATAAAAATAACATCCAGCGTCGATATAATCGTTTTAATAATTACCATGGTTGTTTTCCTCTCACAAGTTTCTTTAGCAGGATTCGAACCTGCGAATACTGGAATCAAAATCCAGTGCCTTACCGCTTGGCGATAGCGCTATATTAACACTACTTTTCCGGCATGTAATAGACCATGTTATCAAATACAGTTATTCCCATACAAGGATCATTCATCTCAACGCATCTGATCGATATGTTTTTAGATACTGCAAACATTTCGGCCACCTGTTGTTTATCCATGTTTGTGCTAATAACTTGAAAAGCCGAAAATGCCTTGTGCATATCAGAGAATACTTCTTTTTCTCTACCTAAATTTGCATACGTCCCAATGGTAAACGTTTTTCCATCAACCATAGCAGTTATCATTCCATGATTTGCTGTGAATACCGCTCGGTCAAAATCAAGCGAAACGTCTTTGCTTTGTGATACTACTCTCATGCTTTTCCATCCAATCTCTTTTTGTTTTTGAGGATATTTAAAGGACTTAGTAGCGCTGATTTTCTCAACCTATCAAACCCCCTCCCCCTCCATGCAGAATCATGCTTTGAACATTGATAAATTGTTTGAATTGTTCGTTCAATTCCATTCGTATTTTACAACTATTCGCAAAACCCTTGTTTTGCGTAATGTATCAACGATTTAATGCGCCTTAAGACCATTAAACACTGGGCTTTAAATTGTTTGAATTGTCTATCACGATTTCACCATTATCCGGGCTTGAATTGTCAAAGTTGTCCGGCAATCTCGCACAATTCCCGCTTCCCAGTTTGGGGAGCTCCGAAGCTGTCAACGCTCTTACTCTGGATCCCTGATCTCTAACGCCCGGCATATTGAAGCCGCAGTACTTATTCAGTGACGGCATGTAATTCATGGGGTTTCCTTTGCCGGAAACCTGTAAACCTACCAAACTTTCCTCACGCATTTCGTCAATTTTTTTGCAAATGTCGGAGCCTGAAGAGCCTAGCTGCACGCCATTAACCCAGCCATTTAACGTATCTCTATGTATTCCGGTAAAGAATGTAAACCCAACAATATTCACTACTTTCTCGTAGTCATTACACAGGTCTATATATATATCTAATACCTCGTTAACCTTATCTGTATCATAGGCATTATTAATATTATTATCATCCTTTAAGTACTTTGGATTAACTTTAAACACATGTTCATAAATATATTTACAGCAGTTATACCATCTATTCTGTGATATTTTGCATAAATCCTCTATATTCCTCTCTTCCATCCAGAGATTTATATACATGTCAATGTCATCTTTAAAAACATCAACTGTATTATTTACTTCCTGCGTTTCAACTGCTGACATGTTATATATCTCCTCTCTCCAGTACTGGAATACTTAAAATAAAAAATGCAACTGATACAGTCGAGATCATCATGATCTCGACTGTACCGGCTGCATGAAGTCCGTTTCTTTCGGGACCTCGACGGCTGCCGCCGCCCGTTGCCCGAATGCGTTTTTAATTTAATAAAACAATATCATTCTATCATTTTCTTGTCAAGGTATATTTTAAAATTAAATTTTAAGCCTGTATATTATATATATTATTTATATGAATATACTGCCTTATTTATAATATATATTTTTAATATTACAAGAGAGAATATAATCTTTCTCTAACTCTAGTGTCTATATCTACGTTGCAAAAATGTTGCAATTTGTTGCAAGTGTGTTGCATTGCAACAAAACTGGTACAATTCTATCATTTTTGTCCTGTCCGTAATAAAATTATCATTCTTGGAATTTTGTGAAATACTAACAAAAATTTTCTATGTTTTGCACAAATAAAGACGGCTATATTTCAAGCCGTCAAAATTTTTTAACCAACGCCACCAGATATTCCTTTTTCAAGAAAAACCTGTTTATTTTATCCGGTGCATCGTGATTTTCTTTTATGAAATTTTCAGCGGCTTTTCTTACCGCTGCCGCATCCGCCTTATTAATATAAAGTCCTAAATTATGATTTTTACCGGAAAATTTAATCTGTGCACACCATTTGTCATTCTTTTTATAATAATAAACGCCCTTTATACCGGATGAATTGTTTTTATTATCCGGGGCGTTGTATGAATTTAAGCAACTACCTTTTTCGTGTACAAGTTTATCCCTTGCAATGCTGATCGACTCCGCGGCACGTTCACGCTGGAGACAACCGCATGACTGCACATAGCCGCCAGTTAAACGTGACGTGATATAAAAACACTCATTGCCACATGAACAGGCACAACGCCATAGTGTCCGCCCGTTCTTATCCTTGCCGGCTTTTTCAACGACCCTAAGGCGCCCGGTTTCAAACCCTTTTAAATCAACTTTTTTCATTTTTTATTTCTCGTTTTCAAGGCGTGCAGCAATGTATTCTAACACTTCCTTCTTTATCTCCGCCCATTCTTTACCGTCGATATAAATATACTTGTCGCAGCTCTCTCCGGAACCCGTCGGGGAATGATCGGAGATTCTCACGTCGAAGCTGTCAATATAATCGCCGTTCTGGTCCTGTATCTCGACGTTGATATAATTGCTCATACCGTAACATCTGGATGCTTCATGATAACAGGACACATTTTTAAATTTCTTTTCAATCTGTCCCGGCAATGCCTCACATCTTTTTTCAAGGTATGATCTGCATGTTTGGTATCTGTTTTTTAAAATATCAGCGTCAAATTTCATTTTCATTTCCTCCGTTTTGGTGTTTTCCTTTTAACTGATATTATAATACACCATTAATATAATTTTGTCAACACTAATTTTAGTGCTAAAAGAATTTTATTTTTTCTTCATCGGTCGGGATAATTTCCAGCACGTCTGACGGTTGACATCGTAAAATTATACATATTGTATTAAGTGTGTCCGTCGTGATTCCTTTTCCATTCCGTAAATTCTGCATAGTTGCTTGGCTTAAGATCTTTTCTTTTCTAAGCCGCGCGCCATTATATCCGTGCGCTGAAAGTTCTTTTAAAACATCAATTTTATAAGAGAACATTTTTAAAAACCTCCTGTTTATATTATGCCTTCATTATATATAAACGTGTTTTAAAAATCAATATAAAATTTTTCAAAATAACACTGAAATTAGTGTTGACATACACTGAAATTAGTGCTATTATAATCTCAACAGGAAAACAAAGAACACAAAAACAGGAGGGAACGATCATGAAAGTTAAAATTAAAATTGAGGGAAAGATAAACGATACTTACACTTTTCAGCAACCAGAAGAGGGAAATATCCTTGACGAGCTGACGGCGATCATCGAAGAAATGAAAGCCGGAAGAATTGAGAAAGTAGAAATTGAGAGGGAGGCGTAAACATGAGAGGAACAGGATTATTTATTAATTGGGAATCCGGAAATAAAAACAGTAATGCGATTCAGGAATTTGAAAAAAACGGCATCAACTGGGAATATAACAACTTTGGAACACTTACAGCTGACTTTTACGGCATCGGGATTTTTGAAAAGGTCGATTTTGAACATATCCAAGGCGATGTGTTTGAAATCTGCATAGCATAGTCGAAACCGCCCGCACGGCGGTCTGGTGTAGGGTTGCAACCTTGCCACTGATGAGACAAGCAAAAATATAAAATGAAAGGTGTTAAAAATGAAGATATTAGCAAATAAAAGCGGCTTTGTATTAGCTCATGATGAATACTATGGAGATTATTGCTTTGGTACAGAAAGAGAAATCAAAAACCTATCTATGCCTTGCAATCAGTATGGAACAAAGAAAGAAATAAAGGCAGAATTAGAGCGTTGGAAAAAAGAGGTTGATTTTGACAATCCAAGAATGCTTGAAGTTGAAGCCTTTTTTATATCTGTTTTAACACATTGCGAAAATTAGTCGAAACGGTGGAGATTCCCACCGTCTGCAGGAACTGCCCCACCTGCACCGATGAGACAGGGCGAAACAATGAAAGGATGGTTAATCTTATGAAGTATTACAGAGCAGAGATCGAAGACGATAATTTCGAAATGATTTTAGCCGATAGCGAAGAGGATGCTATCAATCAGTATTTTGAGTTAGGAGAAAAACACGATTTATTTAATCTGATAGAGCTTAATGATGATTATAATGAGGTTCGTACAATTTTATAAATTAGGCAAGCGGCGGCGTTTACCGGGGTTCGATTCCCCGGCTTGCTTTTACCCAAAAATTTGAATATGGAGGAAAATTGAAGTATGAGAAAATTATTTTTATTAAAAAAAGGCAGAATAAACTTTTATGCATGCCTGTATGACTGTGGCATGTATACAATCGACCGAATTACAAAAGGATTCGGCGGAATTGTGACAACATTTGAAACAATGGAAGAGCTTGAAAAATATGCTGCTGAAAACGGATATAAAAAAGCATAATAACCGCCGCAGAGGATGCACGCCGGATCACTACCGGCGGCGGTTTTTAACCAAAAGGGATTTTATTTTAAGGAGGATTTATAAATGACACAATTAGAAAATTTGAAAAACCAGATCAAGGAATTAGAAAAATCATGTGATGAAGCGCGTGATAGAATTAAAAACGAGAACCTGCCGTTTTTAAACATTTATGAAAACAGAGCTGCATTTTTTATCAACAAAATAGAAATCCGAAATGTGACAGATCAGGGGATCCGGGTTTACATTGTTTTTGAAGATGAAAAAGAGCTTGCGATCGCGATTAGTGATTATGCAGAGAATATAGCGTTTTAAGCCGGGATCATCCCGGCTTTTTCCGGTGTCCGGATATATTGTAGCTTGACAAGATACGCGCCCGGTCATATAATGCGTTTAAGAGAACGCGCATAAGCCATTTTAAGGCTTACGCAAGGCAATGCAGTACTTTTATATATACACAGCACGAAACGCCTGTAAATCGTTTTTACGACGTCACGAACCTGTAAACGTTACGCCTATCTTGTCTGGGCACGCTCCACCGGCAGACATCCGGGGCACGGCGGAGACATCACCGGCAGACCGCCGTGGTGTGAAAATTCTGATTTCTGATCTTAAAATCGAGCCGTTTTCCAAGAAGAAAAAAATTCAAAAGTTGAAAAATGAGATTCCAACTGCGAAAAGACAATATGCACAGTAAATTATTATGCGTCATTTCGCAACTTGTGAAATTTGACTAATTCGTTCTCTTCTCTTCCTCTGACTCTCAGTCTGTTTCTGTTTTTTCTGTGATTTTGTTGTTCTTGTTCCCATTTGAAAACCTCTCATTGACCTTCTGGTTGCGTGATTTATAATTTACAATCTTTACATCGGTGTTTAATTCATCCGGTATCTTCCCGACGATCAACACTGTATGTGGCTGCAACATGTCGATCATAACTTTGAATCCCTCGCAAAACTCTATCCGTGCCGCCTTTGCCCGCACTCTTCCATTTGTGCATACAGCGATCACACCACCCTTACTGTACCCGGCAAAACAAAGATCATAATTATCTTTGTCCGGGATGCCTACGGACGGTATAACGCGGATCCCGTTCAGAAACATGTAATGTGCAAGCGCATGATTCCGGTACACGTTATACAGGTTCAATGCAAACGGCATACCACAATCGCCAGTAGCAATACTGAAATCCGGCATACAGACCGAGTGGAAACACTTCAAGTGTTCCAGGTATTTATCCGGGTTATTCCACAGTCTTTGAAACTTTGAATCGTCAATATAGAAATTCACATTCAATTTTCTATGCCCTTTTATCTTTTGTGAAAAGCTCTCTCCAAAATCTATGGAATCCTCCGGCAAATAATCCAAGCTGCATGCCGGGACAATCGGGATCTGATATTTTTCATCAAGCTCCGCTCCATAGATCATATATTCTTTCATAACATCAAAAGATGTATGACATCCATTGTACAATACTATCACCCCAAAAACATTTTACTATTTTTCTTCTTGACAAACAACTTCTTTTGTGAAAAGCAAAGAACGTGCGGCGTAATCACTTCTGCTTAGTTCATTTATCAGCTTTTCCCTTGTCATTTCCGGGTTTGTTCTGTGAATATACCGCAGCAATTCATCTATTTTGTCCACTATGCTGCCCTCCAATCAATGTTTGACATCAGATCATCCAAAAGATAGATCAAATCAGTACCGTACAGGCTGATCCAGTCCGCAAGATACTCTTCCTGCTCAATCGGCATATGAATGTTATAGGAAAAGCAAAAACAATGACAAAGTTCATGAGCCAGTATTTTGCGCAAATAGCCATTTTTCGGTTTATCTGAAACATATATAGCCCTGTTGTTCCAATCTGTCACAGCAAGGCTGATAGAGCCATCAGATCGCATCAGCTTACTGCTTGCACCGCGGACAAATTTTATTTCCCATTCAATACCATTTATCACAAACATATTTTACCTCCAAAAAAAGAAACCACCAGCCAAATATCAGCCAGTGATTTCTAAATTTAAAGTTATTCTTCTTGCTCTTCAATCAACAAATAATTAATGTACCTTGTTGCTGTTCCAGCAAGTTCTTTGCTGTAGTCTAGCAAGTCCATCTTGTACTCCGGTTTATGCCCATATGTGACTGTATAGAACTTTTCCACAAGTTCTAAGTTATGTAAGTCAGACAATTCCACAAGAATTTTGTGATATAAAAATTTTCTCGTCCATCCGAACCGGTCACAGATAATTTTGAGTTTCCAGTTATTTTTATTAAACCATTTACCACTTTCTATCTTTTTTACGATGCTCCAGCGTGCAAACGGGTCTTTCTCCGGAATTTCAGCCTGCGGATTTTTCAGAGCCTGTTCCATGTCGTGAAAGCGATTGATGTATTGAGCTGTGAAAGCCGTTCCCTTTACTCCGGTCAGCTTGTGGGCGATAAATTCGCATCCTTTCTTCGTGATGTCGTAGCAAGGTCTGCTTTGGTTGTTAGCATCTTTATATGTATTTTCTCGAAAAAAATCAACCAACGCAATTTTGCTCTCGTTGCCCAAGCCAATATTGGCTTGGGCGATTTGTGATGTATATCGCCGTATATCTTTCAATAATTTGCCGTGTTCTTTCCCAACCATTTCCGAAACTTCCATACTGGTTAACGTCTGTTCTAATTGTTTCATATGAATATTGTTCATCAGCAAATCCCCCATTTCTGCTTAAATGAAATAATTGTGTTCAAAATGAACTGCAAAAATTTTTCGTCCTGTATGCTCTGGATTTCTGTAATTAACTGCTCTTTCATCTCGCACCGCCTTTCTTGTCAGATGCAAGGTTACTTGTAAAAATCCACACACATCTTAAAAAGTGTTCGCTGAGTAAATTCAGATTTTTGGTAATTTCTTCAATATACAGTTCTCTCATAATAATCTACCTTTCTTTCAAAAAATGTTTGATTTCTCCGAAAGAAACTGATATGATAAATTTATCAATTCATTTCGGATTGGTGTCAGAGTAGTCAGTTACCGCCAAGTAATGCTTGACTACTCTTTTTCTTTTTCCAAAAGAAGATGAATTCCTCGTCTTATAGCTTCGCCTTTAGTAAGATTGTATTTTTTACAATACAATCTCAATTTTAATTCAGTTTCTTTATCAAGACGAATGCTGAACCTGTTTGACTTTGGGTTATCAACTTTTGGACGACCTGCTGGTGACATTGAATCACTTCCTTTCTTGTCACACCTTTATTATATTTATGTCACACCAAAAAGTCAATATCTTTTTTCAAAAAATTTCCCTCAAAAATCAACACCCATATTTTGGGAGCAGTACATTCAAATCCACAAATCACTAGCTGATATTCAGTTGTCAATGTTCAAACAAACAGGGGCATTTCTGCCCCTGCCATTACATTTTGGAAACAAGCGTTGACAGCTTGCTTTTTGTCATTGTGCGCTCTTCCGGTGTCATATCTGAGATAAGTTCCGCCATATCCTCCGAAAGCTCTTTCATGTATTTTTCAAGGTCATGCATCTTTGCGTCCTTGTCCTCCGGCGTATTTCCTCTATGGAGTTCTTTGCTTTCCATGTAGGATTTACGGCTCATTCCGCTTTTACCCTCTCTGCGGTCACGCATACCGCCATCTGCCGCAATTGTAGGCTCTGTGTAATACATTCGCCCATGTGGTCGATCAATGTCGCGGTCATGCTCCATATCGTGATACATTTCCGGTGTCATGTGCCAGTAAGGCGGCTCGTCATATCCTCTCCGCGTACCTCTTCCTTTTGGCGCAAATCTGCCGTCTGCATACCGGTAACGGTCATAATACCGTCTTCCGTCTCCGTAACGCTCAAACATATCAAGAACCTGCTCTGGGTCTGATTCGTCCATTGATTTTGTAAGCGTCCGGTAATACATGGCTTCCGCAAGGTCTTTAAGCATGTCCGTGACTTTTCCCATCTCTTCTGTATCTACACATTCGATACCTTTTGCAAACTCACACTCTGCGCTTTCAGACAGTTTTTCGATCATTTTGTGCATTCTTTTAATATCCATAAAACCGCCCTCCTTACGCTTCCCGGACTGCAATTAAATTGCTGTTCTGAACTTCGATTGCCTGCGTAGACGTATTCTGTACCGCTACCGTAACACAACAACCGCGAGGAACGTCCACATATGCCTGCGCCGAAACGTTAAAGAAGTTTTCAACTGCCGCCGGTGTAACAATCATTCGAGTTGACTGCAACGGTTCTCCGTCAATTGCAATAGCCAGTGAAATAGCTTCAACTGTGCCACCGGTAGGAATTTGAATGTTTCCGGAATAAGATACCAAAAATCTTGCCCGGCACTGATTTGTAAGTCCTCTTAATTTAACAATGCCGCTTCCCTGTCTATGAAGAATACATTTTGTTGCGCATACCGGAGTTTCTGTAAATGCCACATCTTCTCCCTGCGCGACAGTTTGAATTGCAATCCCTGTAAATTCTGCCATAATTATTTACCTCTCTTTCAAAAAATAAGGGCAAACATTATAGTCTGCCCTTTGTGTTTATAAGCAATACTGCACAGCAGACATAATCGAGTTAAACTCAATTAAGATACTCAATTATTCAATTTTGTGTAGCAGCTACTTTTAGCAGCTACATCCTGTGTTGCATCCACAGCCATACGCATAAGCGTTAGGATTTGGAACAACATATGCCGGGATTGCAGCCGGATTTACAGCGTTGATGATCTGCTGTGTCTGCGCTGACATTGCGGTAGTGAGCAATGCAGACTGGCGATCCTGTGATGCGGCTCTTCTTAAGTCATTATTTTCTGCCTGTAAGGAAGAAATCTTTTCCTGACACAGGTAATCAAGGATTGCCCTTGTTCCTGCCTGCTGGCTGTCGATAATGTCTCTGGTGTTGCTGTTCATGGTGTTCTGCAGTGCACAGGTGTTCTGTGACATATTGTAGTTTACACCCTGGATAGCTTCCCTGGTCTCGCAGCAGCAATTAGCCAACTGGGACTGTAAAGCATTCTGCGCCTGCATAAGTGTCACGTTTGTGGTATTAAATCCCTGCTGTGTCTGGTAGCCAAGGTTGCAGATTGCATTGTCTACACCATGGAAACCGTTCATAACGGCGGTATTCTGTGCGTAAAATCCATCACAGAGACCATTTGTGATACCATCTAACTTTCCGATGATAGCCTGCGTGTCAAACCCACGCTGAATTGCAGAGTCGGTGTATGCAGATGCTGTCGCTCCCATACCTCCGTTTCCTCCCCAGCCATTGCCGCCAAAGCCGCCCCAGCCAAAGATCATAGCGAAGATAATGATAGCCCACCAGCCATCGCCGCCCCACATGCCATCATTGTTTCTTCCGTTTCCTGTCACTGCTGCAATATCAGCAAGACTAGGCATTGCATTTCCATTAAACATTTTGTTTACCTCCATCTGATCTATTTACAAATGGGATAACCGGTTATTTTGCGCGCACCCCAAAATGTACTAATGATTAAACATGCTCATAACTTTCTGTTTTGCTTCATCTACCGTAATTCCTCTTTCTTTACAGAGATTCTCTGCCATTGTCTTAAGTCCACCTGTATCTCCGCTTTGATACATTTGCATGGCATTTTTTGCCATAGGATTGTTTTGAACCTGCTGAGAATTCATCATTTGATTTAACAATAATTGTGCCGGATTCATTCTGGATCACTCTCCTTTTTTACCTGTGAAGTTTTTCTTTGACTGCTTGGAATTTTATCTAATCGGTTTTCTATCTGTTCAATCTTCCCAAAAAGTTCATCAAACTTCTGCATAAATGCACCTGTGCACTCGTCTGATAGGTCAAATTTCAATTTTTCAGTATCATGCGATAAATTGCTAACAGTATCATGCGAAACTGGCTTAAAAACGATTGTGCGAATTGTGCCATCTGCGTTCCAACTTTTAGCGTATATTTCTGTCATATCCTGTTTTGGGAAAAATGCAACGCTGCCATCCATTGGCACATCATTGGCAGTGATGTTTTCTACCGCCGGAACTACTTTTCCATTTATGCCAAAAGTTTGAACCGGGATCTGCTGCTGAATTTGCTGCGGTGCCTGCATATAATTTTGTGTATTATCAATGCGTGGCTGATTCATATACGGATTGTATGCGTACTGCTGCCCGTATTGCTGCATCTGCTGATTATAAATCGGATTCTGGTATGCTCCGCTCATATTCATCCTGTTTGACCTCCTCTAAAACATCTTCTATTGCGTGTATGATAGACGACTGCGTTGACAAGTCCAAGGACTGTAACTCTTTTCTGGCAAAAATTTTTTCAAGAACTTCATCTGAAAACACCACCATCCCTCCCTTTGATTATATTTTTGCATAAAAAAAGGCGGCAAAACCGTCACGATTCCGACAGTTTGCCGTCAAAAAATACAACAAAAAAAGAACGCATTAAGCGTCCATACATCCGTTCGTGTTACCTTTAGTGTTACCTTTGATTTTGACCTTTAGAAAAGACACCATTCAAAAACTCCTTTCTTTCAGTAAAATCAAGGCTTCACAAGGTTTTCTTAAACAAAAATAAAGTAGCGGAAGGGAGATTCGAACTCGGTATCAATTCTCTCAAACCCGCATAAATACTGAATTTCTTTATCTCCAAAGGTGTTACCTCGTGTTACCTTTTACATTGATAATGCTTTTGCAATATATTCCTGCATTTCACTCTCTGTCTTGTTATTAAAATAGTAATGATCGAGAGTTGTTCTGATATCTGTATGCCCCATTTGTGTTTTTATTACCGATTCTGGAACATTTCCATCTATCAACTTTGTTGCATATGTCTTTCTTGCCTTGTGAATTGAACGTTCACCAATTCCTATTCTATCACATATCACATATAGCCGCCTTGTAAATGCCTGACCTTTTATTCGTTTACCGTTTTTCATAAAAATATATTGCCCAAATGGATTGAGCATTTTTATTTTTCTCATAAGTTCTTTGGTATCTGCGGTAATTATAACATCTCTAAACCCGGCATCACTTTTAGGAAAATTTTGAACATCAAATACATATTTGCCATTATCATCTCTATATCTTATTTCTGTCTTTGATATATGTATCTTATTTTCTCCGACATCAGACCATGAGAGGGTAGATATTTCCCCAACTCTCAATCCTGTTTTAAATGCCAAAATAATGCCAAGTTCTATCAATGTAGGCTCATCTTCCATTACAAATCGTTCAATTAAAAGTTCCTCATCCTTAGAAAATACCAATTCGCAGTCTGACTTATGGTTCTTTTTAAATGACTTTTCCGAAATTTCCAAATCACCCATAAAACTGGTTATGCTCAGGCTGGTATAATGTTTTTTCTTTGCATATTTGAAAATTCCGTTAATCAATATCCGCATAT